ATGTTAGACGAATGGTGGTTCGTCTTTGAAAGGTATGAATGCGAAAAACAGCGTTTATTTGATTATCAGCACACCCAAACCCCAGAAACGCAAAAGCCCCGCTTTCGCGAGGCTTTCGTGTAAATCTTGGCGGGAAACCAGGGATTCGAACCCTGGAGACGCTATTAACGTCCGCCGGTTTTCAAGACCGCTATGCAAACTCACACGGGCCGACGTCCTGAAGGCCCTCGGCGTTCCATTACTCATGGCTACCGATCAAGCTACAGGCCGCGTTCTACAGGAGGTGCGTTTTGAGTTTGGGAACTGTTTTTACCCTCCTAGGCGTCCTGCCGAATGAACGCAAACCGCAGAAATGCGAAAGATTTACGAAATACATCGTGACGGCCTTCGGCCTGAGCGGACAGATGAACACGCCCTGAAAGCCGGGGTGATTCACTCTTGGTCCCTTCACCGTTTGAGCATTGGTCTTTGTTGACGACGCATCATTTTAATCAGTTCGGCTGTAGGCTCGTCCACTACTGATTCCCTACCTAGTGATGACAGCAGCAATGGATACTCATTGTCCATGCGCTGAATCATCAGTCGCCCTAAAAATGCGGCGGCCCTGAGACTGTCTTTAAATCCAGACCGCAAGCACCTTCTCAAGCCTGCGCTCAATAGATCAGCAAGCTGTATCCCGAAACTCCCTTGGGAGTCGATAAATTGGATATCGCCTCGTACTATTTTCTGAATATTTAGCGACCCGGTTAAATCTTTATCCACGTTATAGTCATCCCTAAGGTACGTTGGAACTTCTCCCTGAGGAAACTCATATGCCGCTAAGTGACTATAGTCGAAGTCAGTCACCATCATCATAGGATCTGAGAGGGACATCATTTGTAAGAATGCCGGGCTGAGCTTCTCAAAAGCCTCTTCGTATTCGGTCTTCTTTTCGACGGCTTTCTGATCTACGCGCCAAACGAAACTGGATAGAGACGCTGGATCGTGTTGTGCGTAGTAGGTGACTGCTTGCGATACCACGTAATACATAAGTCTGATTTGACAAATGAACTGAATGTGAAGCTGGGCAGAAAGCCGACGTACCTGATCTGCCGCATACTGAACACTCTTACGTCCAGCCTCATGACGCATTTTTTCTAGGTTCTCCAATATGCCCTGGGCGGTAGTCTCTTTATGAGCATCCACTGCATCTGGAGTATTGAGATGTGCGTCTGTTGCTATTCCGTACAATGTACAGTTCGCTCTCTCCAGTCTACCTAGAAGACGGAAGTAGCTCATTTCATCTTCCATCTTCCCGAGTTTAAATTCGTCGGTGGAGGCGCATCCATTTTCAGCCTTAAAATCTTGAAGGGCGCTTTCAGCTTCGCCAAGAGCACTGTCAGGAATCGCGATCGCGCAGATGGAACTCCATCCGGCCTGTTCTTTCGTGTAAACAAAGCTTCCAGATTCATCGATAAATATGTGCATACGGTTCCTTTAAGCCCACTCATACAAGTACCTCTACGAAGCACTCAGCAATGAGTATCGAACCGTCAGACCGACCGTTTTGGGTCGGTTTGAGCCGGTCATGGAAGGCAGGCAGCGGCCAAAAGTAGGCATTCGCCGGGGTCTACGAAACTAGAGGTATTTCATTTCTTGTTCCACGAACGTTTAACTAAGTTATTAATTTGCGTGTAGTACCTTGAATCGACGCCAATAGGGCTACCATTAAGTTTGTCGCAGATCCCATTCGTTTCTTCCACAAACCCTAAGAACATTTCATCTAGGCCCTTAATTCCTGGAGTTATGCACATGCGGGAAAAGTGGTTGATCATTGCGATTGCTTGGGCAAATTCATAGGTGGCTACCAAACCCTGAATAACACTAGGGTAATCGACACGTAGGTAGTCATATTTGAACCTTTCGAAATTGTCATGTCGCTCGACGGTCGTTGCATTACTCAGGGCGATTGGATTCGGATGTGCACCAAAGTCAATAGCGGCATCGAAGAACCCCATGATGTGCTTCTCGTAAGGTGTTCCCTTCGACTGCTCATCATGCTCCTTAAGATACTTGCGAAATCGCTTAACTGCAGGTGTGAACGACCTTTTGTTCTGTTGAAAACCCTCTTCGTCATCATGCCTGCTCAGCCAAGATTGTGATAGGCCAGGCTCTCTATTGAAGAGGTAGCCGTAGACAGCAGACTCCATCGCTGTTCTGAGAAGAGGGAATATTGCAGACAGGTGTGCTCCGAGAGCTAGGTTACAGGCGGCCAAGTAGAGCGAGTGGGCGTGAGCCGCCGCTGCTCGTGACTCGGTGCAACCCAAGCCTTCCAAGGTTGAGAGAATCAGATGGTCGCATTTCTTTAAATGCGTAACCGCCTCTGGTAGCGCGTCGGTGATGTTTCGTTCCGTCTCGGACATTGAGGCTCGGTATTGGTCGAAGCCGAAGACATCGCTTGAGAATTCCATTTCGTGGTCCTTAAGGTTGGCTATGCGGAAAAATTGGGGTGCCCAGGAGGGAGTTTGATGCGACTGGTACCTTCTCTGCACCTTTAGCTCAAAAAAATTCAGGAGCATATCGCAACGATATCAGTGGATGATGAGTGATAGCAGCTTGATACAGATAGCCTGCTGAATGGAAAACTGAATCGCTCATGATTTCGTAGACGTCAAATGGCAGCTATTGGCCGATTCTGTTGAAAAAGTCGGCCGTGGTTTCCACGGCAGAAAAGTACGCGTCTGAGATTGAAATCTTTACTTTTGGCTGAGGCTTCTGGGCTCAAATTTCACGTAGCAACGTGCAAAAGTTGCATTTTCCCCGGTCAATATCCGGGCAGTTTGAGGGAGCGCCTTTTTCAACACAATCGGCCGACTGCGCCCCTTCGCGGAAGGCAGCGTAGGATCGCATACGACCGCAGGAAACCCAGTTAAACCATCCGTCCGATGATGGATTGGGCGCAGTAGTCCAAGCATCCCAGTCAGGCAGGCTAATCCGCCGAAATCTCATCGCTTTGTAGCAATTTCTAAGCAAGCCGCAATTACTGCCTGACAGGGGCACTACCGGTACTATGCTTGTCCTTTTGATCGAAAGGAGTCGACGCTATGGCTGGTGATTATTCACTTTCAGATGTGCTGGAGAGGATCTACCACAACCAGTTGGCCCTTGAGGCAGCCTTGATGGAGCTGACGCTACGGATAGAACAGCAGGGCTCGCCAGAGGTGGGCGAAAATGTCCGCGGGGCGCTGGACACACTTGGTGAAAATGCTGGCCACATCAAACAGGGCTTGGCTAAGCTTCGAGCAAAGGGTTCGTAACCGGTTCATACCCCGACTCATTAGCGCGCTTGAGCATGTTGGCAAGCATCATTGCGGCGCGGGCAGCTGCAGAGCTTGCGGGGCAGTGCAGAAATTGAGCATCAGCGCTGGTTGAAGGAACTGGACCTATCACGAATACAGGGACCGGGCCGAAGTTGACTGACATTAATATGCAAATGCGGACCTATACGACTGGTTAAAATTTAGTGGGTAATTTATGAGTTCAACGATGCAAAGCTCGACATGGCAGAAGCTTCTTTTTTTAGAGAGTCACGACTCTGTGATAGCTTGGCACCAACAGGCATTTTCTCGAACCTTGAACGCCCGTCGTGCAAAAGAAATAACATCAGCCGCAAGACAAGCACGGGAGTTTTTTAGGAACTCTGCGGAATCAAATGTTTCAGTTAAACCACTACTAACATTTTACGGAGTGGCGAGCCTTAGCAGGTCTGTCGCACTTCTCCTCAATCCTAAAGGCGGGGAATCCGGCTTAACTCAAGGACACGGCATTACGACTGTAGAATGGCCAAAGACATTATCGGGTGAGATTTCCGCAGGACTTGCCGCACTTGGAGAGCTGAAGATAAAAACTTGCAAAGGCTTATTTTCAGACATTATCAAACAGACAGACAACACCATATGCATACACATAAATTCCTCTGCAGTTGAATGGCGGATACCATATCACTCTCCCGAACCCGGCGACGAACTGACCTTTGACGACTTAATGCTACGCCTACCGGACCTTAACTCAGAACATAAACGTTCTTCACAGACAGCTCTATATGCTTCAGCCGGATCATTAAGCTATGATCTTGATAACGGATTCAAGGCACAGGTAACATCTGATAATTTTCTAGAGTTTATTGATATCTACCGATCACATGGCTACCAAGTCACACAAGACACGCAAGACACCCCCTCTTATAACTTAAGTTGCGACGCCAAAAACTTTCAAGAAAACCCTCCTCAGTTTTTTCATTCATACATCAATAAAATGTTTAAAACCATACCGGTTTTACATATCACAAAACCATTAAAAAGCGGCTCTCGCTATTCTCAAATCGCCATTACATACATGCTATCCTATTTTCTTGGCATGCTTAGTCGTTACTACCCAACCCATTGGACGTCACTATTCAGCGGGGAAAAGGGTGATGGGCGGTGGCCAGAAATATACCTGACTCAAAAGTATATTGACCTTTGCTTTCCTGAATTAATTTTAGAGTTTCTAGATGACAACTTAGCTTTAAATAAGAAAACCAAGTCTACACCTAGCTAGAGACGACAATGATGCTTCAGTCCGTGCAAGGGATACCGTTGCTTTGGTTCATACCAGTAGTTGCACTGCGCCACATTCTGATGCGGCCGCTGGGTAGTCTATATAAAGATAGGGATTCGAACCCCTTCCTAACCGCCTATAGGCCGCTTAAGGCCAGCAAAAACGAGGATATCCCCTCCCTCACTTGGCGTGAGGCGGCCCCCAGCGGCCCCGTTTATGCCCTAATTATGCCCTAGCCGCCTGCAGTTCGTCGCCTTAAATTCCACAAACGGCCAACCTCGATTACTGTTTGTACATACAGTACTTGAGATTCAAGCTATGAACGTAGACATGGACACCGATGATTGGCTCGGTTGCCCCACTCCACTTGAGATGTACCAGCACCAATGCTCAATCCTCGTAGATGAGCTGGTGGAGACAGAGCGCATGCTGCGTCGAGCGCGGGCGAATATCGCTGGCCTTGTGCAGATGAATGACCTGCTGATGGCTGGCAAGGCGGATGCAGAAGAAAGGCTTGCAGCAGCTGAGGAAAAGATCGGCATGCTGGAACAGCAGTACTCGTTTGCCTCTGTGCAAAGCGTGAAGATTATTACCGGGCAGCGCGACCATTTGCTCAGGGAGAATCAGCGTCTACTGGTCGAGCTTAGCGTTTACAAACAGCCATTAGCCTAACTCGCCAGTGCGCACCGGCGAGTTAGGTAGTCAAAACTTACCAGACGTTGAGGGCGACGATCACGCAGTCCACGGCTGAACGTCAACCATATAGCAATCTACGCAATCTGCGGTTATCACGGTATTTGCGATCACAGGACGACTTGCTTTTGGTCGCAAGAATCCAGAGCGAATTGATGCGGTGTGAACGCCGACGTTTACTGTATTCCGCGAGCCCCGCGCATCGATAGAAACTGTATCGATGCAGTAGTTCATGCCCATCCCCTCGCCGCAAAACTCACCACCAGAATTAATAATTCTAGTAGAGTCTTGGCCTTCAACAACTACACCCCAAGTATTCTGAGTTGGGCCAATCCCTGGCTCAATACCGGTGCAATAGCTATCGATGACAGTGTTGAATGACCCACCATTATCGATAAGCAGCATGCATCGACCGCTCCAGTCCGACGACGTAATCCGCTCTACGGTGCAGTGCTGCGCGTAGTGCATGTGCAAGCCAATAGTGCTATTACCGGTAAATTCAAGATCCCGAATATATACGTTCTGAATCGGACGAACAGTCGCAACTACAGACCCCAAAGGAGCGTCACGTTTCAGAACACGATCGAGCGTTAATGTGCTTCCACGACGAGCGATGATCTGACGAACTTCCATCGGTCCATCAGTAGGAAGTGGTTGCACTGGGAAGTTCGTATTGTTGCTAGAAATTACAATCCACTGCCCGTTAGAGTATTTTGTGATATCTGCAACTTCGATCATATTAGCCCCAGCAGCTGCCGCGACCGTCATGTAGCTTGCAGGGCGAACCCAACCTTCGTAATCGATTGCTGCGAAACTCGGGTTCGTCGGATCGGTTGGGCTTCTGCCTACGCCGCTGGAGTCGATGGTAACCTTAGATATGCCTGGTGCAGGTTCAATGATAACTCCATGATATGGCTGGCCTGCGGTATCGTTAAGATCCACACGCGTTCCAATAGGGCATGAAGTACCATCAATCTGAATCCATCGGTTTCCTTGTGCTAGAGCATCAATGATTGCTGGACCATTATCGGATTCAGGATCAGGGGTAATAACGTAAGGGGTGCTTGGATAGATACTCATTTTTTCCTCTATTACAGTAAGATTACAGAGGAAATATATCAAAACAAAACTAACAAACCAACAAGAAAATCACAAAAAAATAACATCCTTTAGAAACTAAAAAAAGGCCCCACTCACATCGTGAGCAGGGCCTAACATGAAGCTTGGAAAGTCAGCCCTCTATCTTCGACCATTTCAAAATATAGTTGCCAACACTCCCTTCATTTCCATCGATCGCAATTGAGTAAGTGAAACCCTTCTCTGCTTTAAACTCGCCATAGCTTGTAATTTCAAAGTCGGATTTGTCGTTATTCGATGCTGCAACTGGCATTGAGTCCATACTAGTGCTTGCGTATACGGCCAAAACAGTGTCGAAATCTGAGCCAGTCGTCTCGAAAGCGTACGTTCCGCTTTCTGGTGCTGTCCACCTACACCAGACCGAATTATAAGGTTTAGAAAACGGTATGTGCCCTAACTCACCCAATTGGTTAGATGCACCTTTATTACTACCCAAAACCTTTCCGCCACCCCCGCTGATGACTGTTGCAGATGAGAAATTATTTGCACAGCTTGCGGGCAGCTTGACGTCATAAGTAAACACGTACAATGCAGACCCTACGCCAACTAAAAAAACCAAGAAAGAACTGGCAAAAATATAACCTGGCACATCATGCTGCTTTTTCACCTTCTGGCCTATAACCTTGCGCTCACTGCCATCGAAAAACCTCTTGCAGAGATCGCTAACGGGCATTTCTATAAAGCGCCAAAACACATACGCCAAGGGAGTTATAAACAAGATGCTAACAATAGTCAAAATTACAGCAACTAGCGCGTTTGGAATCCCCCAACCGACAAGGTATCCAATCACTATTGGTGCGATGCCTGTGGAATCTTGCTGAGACCACATAAACATGAGTGTGATCGGATGAAGCAAATATAGACTAAATGAAATCCTACCAAAAAACGTTAATATGTTTGAGTTAAGAAAGTTCGCAGAGCGAACACTGCCAAATGCAAGAACTGCAACAATGATAGCCGCAGCAGCAGACTGAACAATGATAGCGACCGAAATAACGGTACTTCTGTACGGAATTGGATTTTGCGTTCCGACGATAACAGGCACAGCAAAAAAGAAAACCGCGATACCAATTAGAAGAAGTGCACCCCGCCACTTCACAAAATCCACAACATCCTTACCATAAAGAAAAGCAAGCGATCCGAAAAGAAATGCGTGCAGGTAGGCCGTCCTTGACCAGGTCGTTCCGAACGGATCGTACTCATACCAAAACTTAAATAGTGACAGCATCGCTAGCAATCCACACATCGCCAGCATGCTTCGCCGACCAGCAATGGACACTACTGACATAGCCAATAGAATAACAACGCTACCAATCAGTTCTGTTTGCAGAGTCCACATTACCCCATTGATAGAAACATCAAGCAATAGGGCATTATGAAAAACATCGTTAACAGTAAAATCACCAGATAGTCGCAATCCGAAAACTGAGTTCAGAAACCAAAACAAAAGAACAGTAGCAATTGCCGCCGGGTATATCCTGAACACCCTTCTAACAACAAATTCTAACGAAAGCTTTGTCGTAACACCGCTTCTTTGAAGAGAGTAGCTAAGGACAAACCCACTTAGCACAAAGAAAAAAAGTACCGGGGGCGATATGGGCCCTCCAGCTGCAAAAATACTATATATATAAGACAACCAATAATCTAACCCTGAGGATTGATCAGTTGAGCTTATTAGCTGATCTCGAACACCGTACCTGGTTAGGTACATTGATTGTCCTACATGGAATGCAGCGACTAGTATTGCTGCCAAGCCACGCGCCGACTCTAGAGGCGCAAAAAACAACTGCTTCTTCTCGCTCATAAATACTCATGAAATTGCGTCAAAGTAGACACATGAAGTTTTTTTTCGCGAAAATGAGTCATATTGCTTGACCTCCATGTCCGCCATAGCCCTTTTAAACACAGGGTCTGGCGATATTACCATGATGATGGTATTCGGCCATACAATTGCTATCATTCAGATACATTTCTATCGGCACGAGCCGACCATAGCAACAAGCTCTGCTTCGTAAGCGATCCGTTGTCGACGCTCTGCCAGCAACGCGCGCACTTTCAGCTCCAGACCGTCAGTCTTCTTCAAGGCAGTGGTGGCCCAAGGCGGAGCCGCCACTACTTTCGTATTGCAGGGCACCAGTACCGGCACCTCCACTCTCACGGTGCGCACTTCTGACTCCTTGGCCGCACACCCCATCAGCAGCACCAACACACAAGCGGCCAGTAACAACTTCATAGCCCCAGCTCCACATCGATAATTTCCCCCGCCGCTTCGGCGGGATCGCCGCCTGTTCGCTCCCGCAGCAACTTATTCGCAGCGGCATAATCTGGCTGAGATTCTTGTCTCGCCTTCTCCTGGGCCAGTGCGGCATTCCGCTCCCGCAAGTGCCCCGCCTGTACCAGATCACCAAGTTTCCTGCCCTGCTCCACTGCTAGCGCTTCCAGGTTGTCACGGGCCAAAGCCGCCTTGACCAGGCTTGCATTCGAAACATCGAGCAGCGGCCTATAATGTCGAGCGCTCAGCCACACACCTCCGCCGACGCCTAGCAATGACACAAGGATGGCTGCTAGACCTAGGCCAACTAGCTTCTGCATCGAAGTCATGCCAGAACCCTCAATGCCACTTGATACAGGGCCATTCGATCGGCTGCACCATTCGGCATCTTGCCCTTGCTGCCCGTGTTAATAATGCTACCGATATTCTGGATGTCGCCAGCATCGGCCAGCGGGTTCAGCCCGTTTACGTACCAATACCAGGCCGCCGACAGCGCCGCGTATTGCGGCTGCGCCAGCAGATCAGGGTGATTGATCAAGTCGACACCCAGAGCTTCACCGCAAGCACGATGGTTGTCCTTGCCAGTGATCTGGATCAGGCCGCGCCCTCGGTAGTCATAACCTTCACCCGTTGTCTCAGGGCCGTTGCCCATACGACCGCCATAGACGGCATTCCCCATGCGCTCCGAACTTCCCGCCAACTCGGCGGCACGCGGCACCAGGGACCGCCAGCGGGAACCCGGGCGAGCGGCATTACCTAAAGCAATGATTCTCTCCTGCGTGTAGTTCAGGCTTTCGACCAGGCGCGTCAAATGGCAGGACTCATGCCCCACTTGGGCAATGAAAGCCGCGATCCGTTTGGGCGTGACGATGCCGTACTTATTCATCGCAGTATTCAGTACAGGAACAAAAACACCGGCTTGGCGGCCGGCGTTCGGAAGTATCTGCAGCAGTAGCTGCGTAGTTATGGACATAGCTGTCTCCAGAAGGAATATTAACCAGTGCTGGCTGATTTAATTACTTGTTGATGAGTATCGTAAACGCCGCAAAATACAACCGAACAAGTTACATTCCACTCCCCAAAATGCAAGGCATCGATAATTACGAGAAACCTCATAATGTAAGGGATCGCGCCCACGAACTCAGACCTCGGAATATTTACTTAAGGCACTCAAGCCCAACTACCATCAGCTGGCGCTTACCCCAATAACGCCGGCCGTGTTACCGGCACGGTTAACAATTGTTAGCTTACTCGATACGCCGCTGAGCGGTGCACCCGGCGTTATGCTATCGAGAGATAGGAAGCCATCAACTAGCGAAATTCTATTAAGAGTCGCTCCGGCGTCTTTCCCCTCCCGGCCCGAACTTGTTCCTGTTACATGATTCATCATGCTTGTCACAGAAGAATTCTCGAACGCATAAATTCCGAAGCTTCCTGTATATATCGCACGAATACCGTGTATGAAAACCTCAGATGTGCCCAAGGCAATCACCCCAAACGTACCACCTGACAAGTTAGTACCCGGCAAAACCTGGCAGCCCGTACAATCTCCCTGAAACTGAATACATGCATTGGTCGGATTTGAAACTCTCGCTTTGACACTGACTCTTCTGGCGCTGTCCACCAGTACCCCCTGTGCCGATGAATTTCGAACAGAGCAATCTATATCAAGCCCATCGACTCGCCCGGTACCGGTCCTTCGAACACTTACGCCAGGGCCGACGAAACTGGTTAGACCAATCATGGTCAAGGCGCCAACGGTGGTGTCAATTAGATCGCCAGCGCCAAATACACCAATTTGCACTCCACCCGTTACTTCGGATGTCCAATCCTCGCCAGTCAATCCGTTGATATAGTTTCCGTATTTGTTATCACCTGTCGCGTTGGCGATTGCACCGATCACGCCGCATCGAATGGAAACGCAGCCCACGATGCCGCTATAGGAACAGCTCTCCAGCACATGACCTGTATCTAGGCAGTTTATCGCAACGTTACCGGTATTTACCGAGTGGCTCGCGCTACAGAAGAAACCATCAGCCGCCTTGCCAGTCACCCCGCAATCCAGAGCCGTGCAATTTGTAGTGTGAACACGTAATCCGTCACCAGCAGTAGAAATGCCAATACCTGGAACCGCTCCGAAGCCAAGCGCCCCCACCCCGCGAACCAGTGTAAGGTGGCAGTCCGTACAGTCCACAAGACTAACGCTGACAGTCCGAACTGTGAGGCTAGATTCGCGACCGGCTTTATTCGAATCTACGGTAAATCCTTTAAATTCAAGCCGAGACTTTCCTACCGCAGAAAGAGTGTATTCAAAGTTGGTCCCATCCATTGCCATGATGGCGGCTTCGGGAGTTCTTGCCTCCAACCTGAGTATGTTGACAGGTATGACGATTGGTCTACTTGACATACTTCGAGCGTCCCAAACCACTTGCTTACCTTGCGATACGGCCAGCAAACGATCCCAAGCGTCGGCATCATCGGTTACGCCGTCCTCCTTTCCGCCGGCCATCTTCAGTGTGTAGGCACCTGCATGTTTTAACCTCCAGCGGCCACCGTCATCGGCGACCACAACGGTGAAGTCGTTGCCCGCTGTCGTCGTGTCCGCCCTGTCGAGGTGATAACGACTATTGATCACGCCAGCGCCCGAGCTGTATTCCAACACTTCTGCATAGGGTGATCCAAACTTCGACAAAGTCTTGAGTTCGGCCATGGTGTCAACTTGACGATAGACACGCCCTACCCCGGCAGAGCCTTTTCGCGAATCAACGGGATTGGCTAGCTCCTGCCGGAGAGCCATATCACCCACCGCTCTCAGCTTTGGCGAATCAGTAGCCCACGTCCCCGTCAGAGTCAGAGGCAAGTCTTCCTGATTAATAATGCTGTAGAGTTCGCCGGAACGCTGCACCAACTGCCTGGGCCGCTGAATTACGGCGCCAGCGGCGTAGGCTAGAAATTCACTTTCATAACCCGAATTCATGAGTAGCTGGTCAAATTTCAGCTTGGCTTCAATAAGCACCTGATCGATTTCATGTCGCACCTGTTCGACTGCTGTTGCTACATCCAGCGTCGAAATATCAAGCAACATGGGGGCAACATATCCATATCGACTGATTCGAATATCGATACGATCTGTAGTTGAGTAAAAGAAAACGCGAGCATTTGCGTCGGCAAGGAATGGGTTTTCGAGGGGCACGGTGCCGGCCGAATCCGAAAACAAGATGGCTCGTTCCTGCGAGCCGTGGGCGAACACATCCACAGATGCATTAGGCAATAGAGCACCATCTTCGGCCCGCGCGGCAAAGAACTGAATAGGCTGCATAGTTATTCTCGGAGGAGTATTTAAGAAAACTTCAAGAAAAAAACCATCTAGCGCATCAACTAAAGTAGCTGCTAATCAATTTTCTCAGCCAGCAAGAATTTCCTCACCAGCAATGCAAATGAATTAAACAGGCTACTTAGCTAATAGAGCTTTAGGTTTTAAAAGTGATTACTGGGGCAAAGTTGAGCTGTGAGCGAACGCTGCTCCAGGTATCAAATGCCGCAGCCCGTAAGTAATAAGTTGTTCCTGGCGCCAACCCAGTGATCTGACCAGCCTGCGAGGCGCCCTGATAACCAATCGTGCCCGTGACCGTGGGATCGAACCCGGCCGTGGTTGCATACACGAACATGTAGCCAGCCTTGTCAGCTGCGGCACTAGTGTTACAACTGACATTCGCGGTGGTCCCGCTCACAGTCGCCGCTGTGCCGCTGACGGCCGGCGGCGCGGTGTTCACCACCACCAGAGCGGAAACAGGGGCGTTACCCGCTGCGTTTCGCTCAATGATTTCAATCCGGTAGCTGCGTACCAGCGGTCCATCGACCAGGGCATCTGCCAACTGGTAAGTGAACGTGGTGGCGGTGGTGGCAACTTCACGCAACAAGGCGTTCGTGGCTGCGTTGCGGATTCTGACCAGCCGATCTGCGGCGTGTGCCCCAGCTGCCCAACCAACGGTGAAGTAAGGTGCCTCGAACGCGCCCACTAGCTGCAATCCCTGGGCAGCGCCTGGTACAACTCGCACTGGCGACAATGTGATGCTGTAGGGCGTCACATCAGCCAAGTCCTCCGACGCCCGGCCAAACACGTTGAACGAGCGGAACTTCACCCACACCGTTTTGCCGATTTGGTCGGTGGTATAGCTGTACTTCCAGATCGCGTCATCAAGCCGCACAAACTGAGCGTCCACAGGGTGGCTGGAAACCGACGACCCCAGGCGCCCACGACGCAGGTACTGCAAATTGTAGGCGCCCGGCCCGGTGAGGGAAGCATCTCGATAGCTGATCAACTCACCATCAATCCAACACAATGTGGCACCACTATCCGCCTCGGCAGTGGTCGCGGCAGTAAGTTGATCGGCAACTGAAAGCTTTACCGACAAGGTGTTGGTGATATCCGGATCACCTCCCGCCGGCAACGGCGCCGTGAGCCTGCCAATGCGCGAGCGACCATAGACGGTCTCAACCATTCGATAGCTATCACCGTCGGCGCTGATCCAGATATCACAGCCGCCCCACGCCTCATCGGCCCCGGCGACCGCGCCCCAGATCTGCGTTTCACCGGGCAACAGCAGGCTTTCTGGTGGATTGAAGATAATCGGCGGCAGCACTGGCCCTGGTGCAGCATTCTGATTGCCTTGGTAACCGGTCTTGCTCTGCACTGGATAATTTGGTGCGCTGCCCGTCCCCAGCAACGCATCCTCGGCCACAACCGCGAGCTTGCCGTCTTCATCTTCCTCGACCGATATCAAGCGGACCAAGCGTCGATCAAGCTTCAACGCCGGTTCCGTGATCGTGATTAGATCCATCGGCTCAAGTAGCACATGCTGCCAGCCGAGGGAAAAATGGTATTCGTTACGGATGTACAGCTTGCGCTGCACCAACAGCTGCGCCGAGTGCGACGCAATGGCCGTATCGCAGATCTCGTACGCCTTGATGGTGTCCATCGGCTTGGACCCGAATTGCTCGATGGCTGCCTGATCCGGTGCGCGCACCACGTCCGTGTTGTACTCATGATCGCGATCAAGAATCTCCAGCGACACCTCGTTGTAGCTGTCGGCCTGGCTCTTGATCTTCAGCTGAATCGGCGGTTCGCCCTCTTCCGCTAAAAAGTCGTCATCTGTGAGGTGCGCTACGGGCGTGACATTCGGATACCAGGTAACACCGTTTCCCGTGACGACCTGATCACCAAATGGAATCACCTTCATCTTGCCGGCAGACCAGATCACCTCGCTGTTAGTCAATTGCAACCAGCGCGTAATGGCTTCGCTGCAGGGGGCCTGCTCATCCAGCACAGGACTGAGCAAAAGGTTTTCCGCCAGGCAGTAATCGCGATAGTTGCTCAGGTCATCAATCCAGCGCGGATCAAAGCCTATGCCGTCCAGCGGATCCAGCAGTAGCCCGGGCAGAAAGAGCCCGGGGTTGGCGTCGGGCAAGCCGGGCACCTGGTAGGGACCGTCGACCTCAAAGGTGTGGTTCTGCACGCCGGCATTGTCGTTGAGCAAATAGCGGGCAGCGTAAACGTACGACGTGTCCGAATAAGCGATCGCCTCGGTCGGGTGCTTTGTCTCAAGGTATCCCCAAACCGGCTGATCCGCGGTGCCCGGCATGAAGCTGAAACCGATCTGTGCCAACGCCGACTGCGTAACGCCATCGACTACCTTGTCGGCAAAGACTTCTTTGTCACGAAAAATCCGACGCACCGCGCTGAGCTTTCCCCGGCCAATACCGAGGATGATCGCGGCGTAGTAGGTATAGGTCGTGTCTTTCTGCGTTGCGCCACCGCCGCCCTTGCCACCGGTTTTGGTCGTGGTGGTTTTGGCAACCGCTTCGAAATCGGTGTAATAGATCAGGTTGGGACTGATTCGGTTACGACCGGCAATCCAGGCGATGGGTTTGCCGCTGGCACTGCTCTGGATCTGCAGCGCGTTAATACGAGTCGCGCTGTTGGAAATTGAACTACCGCCACCTCCCCCCATCACTGCCTCCAAAACTGTCGAGTGTGTAATAACGCACTGGTCTACTGGCCAGGCGCTCTTCGCGCATATCGGCGACTTCGACGCCGATAGCTAGAAACGAATGAATGACCCGGTGCTCATCGATGACCACAGCGCCATGGCTATAGGTGCGGCCGAACTGCCAGATGGCGACATCTCCGGGTTGCGGGGATTCGACCTGGTGCCCGTACTCTTCAAGCCAGGACAGGTAAAGCTCCTTGCTGCGGTGCAGATGCCAATCCTGCGCGTAGGCACCGGGATCGATCCAAGGCAAGAGACCAACCGAGTGGTAAACCTCAATAAGCAACCAGGCACAGTCCACGCCCACGCCCAGCAGATGCTGACGGTGCTCGTAGGGTGTCTTGAGCCAACGTCGGGCCTCGGCAATCACCGCTTCGCGCTGCTGCAGCTCAAGATCGCTCATACAGAAGTCTCAGCTACGGGGATAAAGGGCATGCCGCGATAACGTCCGCGGTTGCCAAACTTGTTGGTGCAGGCGTCGAGTGTGCGCGGGCAGCCGGGGTAAATAAGGAACTGATCACCCACTTGCAGCTCTGCCGGTAGCCCGAGTATCAGAGTGACGGCACCGTCGGCCGTTTGGCGACGAACAGTGCGCGAAACACCAGCATTCCCGCCGTTCACAAAGCGAATCACACCCTGATCAAACCACCCATTTTGCGCGCCGATGTTGGTGCGAATACGAAGGCCGCTCGTGGACTCCAGCACCGAACCCGCAGTTTCGAACAACGAGCGATTCACACCGCAATCGTCGCTATAAACAGTACGCAGGCATCCTGGCTGATAGACCCCTTTAGGCACCTTGGTATCAAGCAGCTCCATCGGCGACTTGACCGAAAACGTCGCCTGCTCGCGGTCGGCAGGATCTACCTCGGCCACTCGCCCAATAAAGCGCAATACAGTGCCGATCACAGGCGCAGTCCAATCGGGCATGAACGCCCGGGATAGCGACAAGGAAGCGCCATCAAAGCCCCCTCCGGCGATGAATGCCAGAATAGGCTCACCCAGCAGCGTATCCTCGATTCCGGCGTAAAGGGTAACGCTCAGGGTATCGACCTCTACCCCTCGCACCGTCCGGATCCCGGTACGCTTTAGTAGTGGCCCTGACGCCGAGTAATTCGCACCATCAGCGAATAACTGCACCCCGGCATCGGTGTATCGCAGCACCTGCCCACTCGCCAGGGTGATGGTGTATAGATCGGCCATCACAAAGCTTCGGGCCGTGGCCAGAAACTGCCTCAACTCGGGACTGACATCGATCATGGTTTGATGCTCGTAAAAGAAACGTTTTTCATCTCCCAAATCCGGCCGAACGGCTGCGCGCCGTCCAGCGAATCTGAATCGTATGCACAGCGAAAAAAGAACGCGCCGGTCCATTCAAGCGCCAAGCCCATGGCAGGGGCCTTAGCAAAGGTGATTTTGCCAAGAGCATCGACGCTGTAAGCAGTCACGGGCACCCCAGCGACCGTCAACAGGTCTATGTTGACCACGCCATAAACGGGTTCTACCCACCCCTCGATGGCCCGCGACAGCTGAAACGTTCGGGTAACCCCGTCGCCAAAGCCGAAGCGATGCTTGGTCACTTGGTGATCGGTCCTATCGAAATACAGGAAGTCCCCGAACTGCCCTTTGCGCTGATTGAAGAACGCGACCAGCCGCGACCATTCATCCAGGCCGGGACGTTTGCGTACCGCGTTGTAGTTGATCTGAAACGTCCAAAACGGCGCTGGGTAATACGCCGTGGTACGACGCCGTCCACTAGCTGACTTTTGCACTCCCGTGCTCCATGCAGGAGATTTTTTGGCAAGGAACGTTTGCCCTGGCATATAGGGCAAAACATCGTCCGCCATAACACCGCGATCCGGTAAACCGGCAATCCAACGCGCTGGAAAAAAAGGCCCGAGCAGCATGAAAACTCCTTTATGCCTTGAGGGCACCGTTGCGCTGCAGCTTCTGCATTTCAAGAGCAAATACCCTGGCGTTGCGCCGGATATCCGCCGGCGTCAGCCGGCCGCTGCTGTCGTGATAGTGATAGCCACCAACGCCACCGCCGCCCAACTGACCATCACCGTTCGCGGCCTGGCGGATCACGTTGGCGTACTGCTTGGGCAGAACCATTTCCTGTTCATGGAGCTGGGTCATCGGGTTCACCCCAGCCGGGATGTCATAACCACCCTCAGCAGAGGCCACGTTCTTGATCAGGCCGAATACGAACGCACCAGCGGCAACACCGGCAGCAACGCCCAAAGCTGGCCCGATGATCGGGATTGCAGACATTGCTGCAAACGCACCCGCGATCGCCTGGTAAGCGCTGGAAATGATGTTGCTGATGGTGGCAGCACCCCAGACCGCGACGGACATCGCGGCGCCACCGATCTCGGCCGCTGTTCGCAACCCGACGCCGGTTACGGTCGCCCCGGTTTTTGCCGTTTCACCGAATACCCAAGCCATCAAAGGTTTGGTGACCATGTTTTCGACAAACGCGGTACCGATGCTGCCAAAAATTCCTTTCAGCAGCCCCTGAGTGCTCATCGTCCCGGTGAGGATGCCGTTTAGCCCGCTACTCCAGCTGGACTGCAAACTCCCCATCATCCCGGTCCAATTACTCTGGGATTCCATGGTTTGCTGCCGGCCGATCACAGCCATGCTGTTTCGGTGAGTCTGCTCCAGGGCGAGGATCTGCTGCTGGACCTGCTGCAGGGCGACCGGGTTGCGGTCGGGATCCTGGTCCAATAGCGCCTTGCGTTGCGCCAAGGCTTCAGCCTCGATCGCGTACCGCTGTTTTTCGAACTCGGCCTGAGATTGCAGCAATTGACCCTGAGTGATCAGGTTGGCCTGCAGGTCCAACTGGGCCATCTGTTCGGCATGGGCAACATCGGTCAACCGGGCCTGTTTATCAGCAGCATATTCCTGCTGCTTCATATTGGTGATTTGTTGCTGTTTCTCCCGCTCGACGGCGACCACTTCGGCAGCTGCCTTTCGGTATTCCTGGCTGTCCTGGCCATAAAGCTGCCGGCTGCGCTCCAACGTTTGCTGAGCGATATTCAACCGTGCGTCCATGTTGTTGCGGTATTGCTGCGCCTGAGCCTGAAGGTCTGCGAATGCCTGGCCTTCATCCTGGCGGCGCAACGATCCCAATGCGGTCAAGTAATTGCGCTGCACGCCCAGCCGTTCCTTGGCCGTCAAGTCGGTGCGCTTGAGGATCCCTTGCCAGTAGTCCGCTTCCTGTTGCTGCGAGAACTGGAGAAACGTGCCCTGCTCGGCCTGCTGCTGGGCGTGCGCGACCTTTTGCGCATCCAGCGCTTCGGACCATTCGCTGACTCGCGAGGTTGCTTTGCCGGGTGCTGTTGCAGGGGTCTCAGTTTTCTTCGGTGGCGTTGTCGCCTCCTCAACCTTTTTTCGATGCTCAATTGCGGCGGCATAACCGGCTTCAAGCTTCGTCAGCCGAGCGACTTCGATACCGTAAGCTGTTGGTGCTGTCCGGCCCTGCTGAGGCGCTTTAGTCATCGCGGTGTCGCCCGTTGCCGCCATGTCAGCCACCTTCCGGCGCTGCTCTTCAATGCGTGCAACACGGGAGCGCATACCGGCGTCCACCTCGTCTACCTTGTTGGAGACAAGTTGCATGTTCTCCAACAGCAGACGCTCCTCCACCAATGCCGCTTCGAGGGGAGCCTTACTACCATTACCACGCGGACCAGGCTTGAAGTCCTTGAGGATGGCTTCATAGCGAGCAACGTTCGCTGCAACTTCGTCGACTGTTACCCCAACGCCTGTCATTCCTTTCAACAGACTATTGAACCAACTGGCCGTCTCAGCCAGTCGCTTGTTCAGGCTGACAAAAACAGGCTCCAGAATCGTGCCAATAGTGACCTGCAGCTCGTTGCTTTTTGAATCAAGTTCGGCCTGGCTACCTGTCAAGCCGTCAGCCGCTTTCGCTGCGTTGCCGACCTGGGCTTCAGTTTCTTTCATTACCCCGTTGTATTCAGCTGTGATCTTCTGTGAATCGGTCAACTTGTCGCGCGTGGTACCAATACTCTTGGCATATTCCTCCCACATCTTTGCAACGTTTTTCGTTACACCGGCGTTGTCGACCAACACTGAGTTTTCATTCTTCAAACCTTCGGTAGCCGACACTACGGCTTCCGAAAGACTAAGGTTCGCCTGCCGGTTAAAGGCAGCAGCATCTTTCAAGCGCGTAATGACGCTCACTGCCTGGTCAACGTTGTAGCCCCGGCTCAGCAGATTTTGAAGTGCTTTTGCCGAATCTCCGACACTGATCAGGCCGTCAGCAGCAAGTTTGTTTGCCTCATCCATGGCGCGGCCAATACCAACACCTGCGTGATTGGCGACCGCCTCTAAACCCCGATAAGCTGCCTGCTGCTGAATTGCCGCATCCTTGCTGTCAACAACCAACTGCTTGACCTTGAACGCACCGAGTGCAAAAACACCGATCAGGCCAGCGGCAACACTTGAAAGCCCAGAGCGCATGATGGTGCTGACGCCGCCCAACGCATCATTGACCGCCGGACCAAAACGGCTTAGTTGCGTTTGGCTGCCCACCATTTCGGTATTGATAGACCTCAGCTCGCGACTGAAAGTCGTTCGAGCATCACGCATGTTCCGCTCAATGCTTTCGATTGCACGGTCAAAGCCTTGGGTGCCGGCAGTGAACTGGTACGCGATATTTCTATCCATGCCGAAACCTCACATTGCAGACGTAAAAACTCCGCCGAGGCGGAGTTAGTGGGTGATGGCGAAAAATGCCAGATAAGGGTCATGCGGGCGGGACAAATGCATCCAACGCCCCACGCAGATGCTCAGGCAGATCCGCGCGCATATCTGTCGCCATTGCCGCCAAGTTGCTAGCCAGGTCAGGCGCATCCGTAACGCCTTCAGTCGGCTTGTATCCCATGTAACCAGCCACGAGCACGTGCACGGGTGGATGATGCCGCCAGTAGTCCGTCATATGCCCCACCATCACCATGTCCCAGTCACGCCGCAGCGTGACCGGGCTTTGGCCTGTGCTGGCGATCAAGTGAGCGTAGAGCTGGCCCCAGTCGAAGGGGCCTGGCCTTCCCCCGGCGCAGGCTCCGTCACTTCCAACCCAGAAGCGCCCATAACGGCTTCGAGTGCGTCGCGGAAATTGCGCAGGTCAAGCAGCCCTGATACTTCCTGGCGATCCATGTCAGGGTAATTTCGACGGAGCGCGGCGTGCGTGGCATCGATCACCGTGGCAATCGCATCCTTATCCATGTTTCCGGCCATGACGCGGTTGATCCGCTCCAGCAACTGCTCCAGATCGCCCAACGCCAATGGCGGAATAGTCAGTGTCTTACCAGGAAACTGGAAGTCCACACCGGGGATATTGACGGTCATTCGCTAGAACTCCAGTAAGCGACTTCGCCGAACTCATCCGCGTAGCCGGTGAATTCAAAGTCAGGAATGGTGTAATCGTCCTGCTTGGTCGAAAGACTCAACTTGTTGCTGACGAAGTTGGGCACGCGGACGTAAATCGACTTGCCTTTGTATTTCAGATACAGCTCACCCTGGAACACCGGCATATCGCCCATCGGCAAGTTGCGCACGGAAAGGCTCTTGCCGGTGGCGACCGAGTAGCGGTAATCGATAAATACCGGCACGCCTTCGTCCGCAGCGGCGAAAGCGTATTCACCGGTACCTGAGTCATAGGTGTATTCCCCCTTGGCCGGCGCTGCCAGTACACGGGTGAACGGGGCTGCACCGCCGCCGCGAACACCCAAGTCACCGGCCAAGAGGCCAGCACCTGGCGGGGTGACGATGATCTTGCCGCCGGCAGGAATATCCTGGGGAGTGGTTGCGTGGTGCACAAGCACCTGGCCGGGCTGGAGGGTTTGCCCGAACACCAGGGCATTCATTTGCGACAGGCTGATCTGCGCCGCCTTGGCCTTGCCCGATAGCTTGCCTTGACCGCGCGCCGCATCCACGGCGAATTGCTCGCTACCGAACAGCTCCTTGGAGTCGTACGACAGATCAACCGATGCTTCCTGCATGATGCCCAGTAGGATCGGGGTGGGTGACGCTAGGGCGTTGCCATAGGCGTCCATCAGCGGGGTTGCGTAAAACAACCCACTGCCGAATGCAATTTGCATAATTTATTCCTCAGTAAAAGGTGGGGCCGGTGGTCAAGTCGCCGGTGTTGCACAAGTAGGTGAAGCGATAGCGGACCAGGCAGTTGCCGGCGGTGTTGTCCCCTTCGTCCTCAATCCAGTCGATGTAAAACCGCTGGACCCGGTCCGCTTCCGGAAACGCATCCTCTGTTGCCAGCACCGCATGTACGGCTACCTTCACCAGGTCAGCCACCTGGTCCCAGGCGGCCCCTGTAACAGTGTCTTCCCGAGCGATAATTTCTACCGTCAGTTCGAACTGGTTGCGGTCCACGGAAAAGCTTTCCCGCTCAGTAGTTTCAAGGCTGGGCCGCAGCACTAGCGCCGGAGTCATGTCGCGTGTGATCGCCTCGGTACGGCTGCGAAACACGCGGTCAGCCGCCGGCGTATCGGCAGCCAGGATCAGCGCCTGCGCCTTTGCGACGATGCGTTCTTGGATCGAAGGCATGGATTAAACCTTGGTGAGTGAGGCCAGGCTGAAGGCGCCGTCATCGATCATCCGGCAGTCACGGACCCGAAAGGCCACGCCACCTACGGTGATCAGCTTGGGATTTCTGATACCGAGGCGTTCAGCGTCGGAGGTAATGACAAGGATCTCGTAGCCGGTGGACTGGCTATTGGTGCCGCCCATGCCATGGATCTCATCTGGCATGTCGCGTGCCGCCAGAAACGGCTCACCATCGACGGCTCCGCCAACGTCAAAGTCCTCAAGGAAACCCCTGAGGTCTTCGTCAAGCATCGGGGCTCACCTTTTGCTTGCGTCCACCTTCACCCACCGGTGCCGGCGATGGCCCGGACACCACGACTTCCAACTGGTGACGAAAGCGATCTGCCACGTCGTCCGGCAGCTCTACTAAGCCACCTTGGCCGACCAGGCTGTTGTCTGGCCGGCGGAACGAACCTGACAGGACGGTATATGTTTTATTCGGCATCGCCGGTCCCTCCAGCTTTGTCCACCTTCACGAGCCGCTGATCCAGCGCCTTGTCCGGCTCACCGGGGATCACGATCACCTCCCCGACTTTGAACTGGACGGGCTCCAGAATGGAGTAGCGCCCCTTTTTCTTTTCGACCGGCTCAAGGCAGTGCTTTCGGGCGCTGGCCTGGGCGTCTGTCAGGATCAACTCACCACCGTAAAGGGTGATGGTCTCTGTCACGCGGTATTTCGGCATATCAGTGTCCTCGGTGAGGTGGCGGGCCGACCGGCTTATGCCACCAACTGGTTAAGGACGGCGTACTGCCAGCGGCCAAAACCGACGTTGCGCCAGGTGTCGACACCATACTGATGCGCGTCGTTGTCAAACTCGTATTCCGAGCCTTCCGCCTTCGCTTTCATTGCGACGTCGGTTTCCTGCTGACGGATGAACGCTTTCAAACGGCCATCGGTACGCAGGGTCACGAACTTGTCCTGCCAGGCATTGAGGCGCACGTTACCGACCACGCGGACCACCACGTTGTCGGGCATGACAATCTCGTTGATGTTGGTGCCGCGCGGAACGCTCAGCGCGGACTGAGCAACGCTCAACAGGTTGAACGGCACCATCACCAGGAACTCGCGAGCCAGTTCGTTGATGGGTTCGCCCTGATCATCCTTGAGGCTGGTGAGCTGGGTCACAGACCGGGCAACTGCCTGTTGGAATTCCTCGACACTCGGTCGGGTTGGTGTGCCATGAACAGCCGCCGCCAGCTCGGAAAGTTTGGTGGTGATTTTGTTCGACTGCACCCCGCTCTGGCCTTCTTCGTGGTCAACGTCGAAGAAGTACTGGCCGTCGTAGCAGACCTGGGTTTCGCCATTGAGTAACAGTACCGAAAGCAGCCTGGCCCAGTGTGCATTCGTGCGGTCGGCCAGCTCGCCGAGGCGGATGCGCAGTTGCCCGGTCTTGTCGCGGCGCAGCTCTTTGACCAGAACCTCAATGGTTGCTTCGAAGTGCAGGTTTTCGATTTCGAGTTCAGCACCGATGAAGCCCTTGGCATGACGGCCGCCGATCCACTCACGCAGCGTAGGTACCATACCGATCCACGGGTAGGTCTCTTTGGCCTGGTCGGAATCGAACAGGTTGGACACGGCGTCGATCCAGTTCGACCCCACATTCTGTTCGAGCATTTCGTAAAACATGCCGATGACGGCACGGCTGGAAAGTACTTCAGCACCCATGGGTGATTCTCCTGAAGAAGGATACGGTCAAAAAAGAAAGGGTTTGGGTGTTGCGTTAAGGCGCGACAGGCACTGCCTGGGCGGCGAACTTGACGATGCCGACGCCAGAGCGGACAAAACGGTGAACATGGCCGACCAGGCTGTTCCCTGCTGCGGTCAGCAGGAATGCGCCGCTGTCGCTGGCGTAAACCTGCTTGCCGATATCAGCAAGCGCCAGGGCAGCCACGGGCAGTTCAATCTTGCCTTCTTCGCGAAGACGGACGCGCACGGCCGCAGCGGCGCCGGTGCGGTTGTCGACGCCGCGATCAGCGAAACCGACAAAAAGGTCACCCGCCGCCAAAGGGCGCGCCAGCCCACTGGCAGCAATGATGCCAACGGCCGACCCTTCGAAGATCTGCACACCGGCGGCAACGGACAAGTCGTTGATGGTGCCGATCTCGTAAGCGCGGGGTGTATCGAGTGTAAGAGGCATGGGATTCTCCAGAGCCAGGATTTGAGGGACTTACCAGGTGCTTACTTTTTCAGAACCTTGACCAAACCACGGTCGGTGGCCTTGCGATAACCGTGGTAGGCCTCGAAGGTGCCAAACTCGGCGCGCAGTTCCTTATCGCCGTCCCAGGTCGCTTTGGCGCGCTCTTCCAGGGGCGCCTCTGGATCCTCTTCGGCGGCAGCTGGTGCAGCCGGTGGCGTGAGTGCGTTGGGTACCGCCGCAGGGGCCTGGCTGCGAATGTCGGCAAGAGCAGTGGCGCGCTTGGACTTTTCGGCACCAATCACCTGTGCAGCCGCCTCGGCGCCGCTGGTTTTGCCATCGAACTTGAGGCTGGTGATCAGCTCTTCATGCCCGGGCAAAGCCGCCGCCTCGACTGCCTTGATGCGATCGCACTCGGCGCGAGCGCCAGCTGCATGTGCGTCATGCTCCAGGCTGGCCAGCAATTCCGCGTGATTCGCGGCCAAATATTCACGGGTGATGGCCGGCTTGTCGGTGGTTGGAGCTGTTACGGTGCTGCTGTTTGGTGCGGACATGGATCGATCTCCAGAGGGACTGCCGTTGAATTCGGCGATAAGGTTTTCAAGGGTGGATTCACGGTCGGCCATGCCCAGTTCCACGGCATCCGAGCCAATCCGCATGTCGCCCTGGCCGAAGTCAGCCAGGACGGTTTCAACACTGAGGCCGCGATAATTAGCGACGTCCTCGACGAAGATGTCGGTCAGGCGGTCGACGTGGGCCTGTGCGACAGCGCGGCCTGATTCGGTACCGAAGTCCGGCCGCTTTTTCGGGCTTTGGCTGCTGACGATTTCGAAGCTGCCGTCGTCGCCGCTCTTGCGCACCGTCAACACGGTGCCGATGGATCCCACGGCGCCGGTACGGCTCATGACAATTTCATGGGCCGCTGCCGCCATCCAGTAACCGGCACTGGCCGCGTTGCCGGACACATAGGCCACCACCCGCTTGGGAGACGCGCGGATCATCTGAGCAAACTCAGCGATGCCGCTGGCAATGCCGCCAGGTGTATCCATCACCAGGATGATGGTGTCTGTTCGCGGATCATCAACGGCGGCGGTGAACTCTTTCGCCAGAACATCCAGTGAGGTTGCACCGGACAACGCCGTAAACAAGTTGGCATAGCGAAACACCGGGCCAGTGACTGGCAACAAGGCAACGTTGCCACGTTGAGTCACCGCCCGACTGTTTTGTAGGGGCTTGCCCTGCCTGGCTTCCAGCGCTTCTGGGCCTTCATGCTCCCGACGGGCAATGGCGGTGATGGTCTGCAGCATGTCCGGGGTAATGGCCCAGGGCTCGCGTGACACCAGGTCGAACGCCGTCACCCGGTGCACGGGTGCATCGGTTGGGTTGTCGCTCATAGTTAAGTCCGTTCAGGTAAGTCGGGATTGGCCGGCGGCTCATTGTCCGGGCGCGCCGTCGGTGAAGCTGAAAGCCCGTCATCGCGCCGGCGCTTCACTTCCAGGGCGCGCTGTTCGTGGTTTTCCTCCCAGTCGCTGCCGTCGTAGAGCATGGATTCCTTCGCCAGAGTGCTGACGCCGATATCGATCCGCTTCTCGGCGGCGTTGATATCCTTCAAAGGGTCTACGGTGCCAGGACCATCACCCACCCACAGCGAACCGCAGTAGGCATAACGGAGTAGCGGGTGATCGAAAAACCCAGGGGCTTCGATATCACCCTGCGCAATGGCCTCTTCAAGCCAATGCTCGTACACCGGCTGGCAGAAGTGTGAGCCCAGGAAGTCGCGGCAACCGCGAACGAACTGCCACGCTTCCATGACGGCTGCACGCGCGGCGGTATAGCTGGCAGTGAAGTGCTTGATCAGCACCTCATAGGGCAATTCCAGAGCCATGCCGATCTGGCGCAGCATCGCTAGCACGAACGGGTCAAACGCCATGTTTGGCCGGCCTGGGGCCGCAGTGTCGATGGACGCACCGTCGTCCAGCTCGGCGACAATGCCGCCACTAAGTGAACCGTCCCAGCCACCCTGCTCCCGTCCTGCAGGCCGGTCACCACCGACTGGCGTGTTGCCGGTGGCAGCAGATGCCAATGGGCTCAGGCTGCCGCCAGTCCCCGGTTTGATGAACACAGCGAAGAACGCCGACACCACCGCTGCTTCCAGCTCGGCATCGGTGTAGCGGTCTAACTGCTTGAGCTTTTCGATCACCGGCGCCAGATATGGCACGCCCCGCGGCTGACCTACCCGGCGGCGGCGGTACACATGCAACAACACCCGCCCCCCACGCTCGTTGAAGAACGGGCGCTCATCCCATTCCCGCTCTTTAACGCCCAGCGCACCAGGGTGGCTGCGCAGGATGTGAGCCTTGATCGGCGCGCCGTCGGCATCACGTTCGATACCGGCGGTGAGGGTTTCCGTATCAGCCTTGCCCGACGGGTTGCAGATCCGGTCGGCTTCAATGAGCTGGATACACGCCGAGTAGTGATGGCCGGGGCGCTCCTTGTGGGTCAACAGCGGAAACACATCACCGCTGCTCAGTACCGAACGCCACGTCAGATCCTGCAAGCCATAGAAGTTTTGCTCACGGGTGATGTCGCAGCAGGTGGTTTCCGCCCAGGACTTGAAGAGCGATTCAGTCTTGCGCTGCCACTCGCTGGCCTGATCTTCATCCCAGCCAAGGATCTGGCGATTTACCACGGACTTGAGCGCCAAGCCGGTACCGACTGTTTTAGTCGTCACCGTGTTGATCGCACCACCGCCGATGGGGTTGTTGCGCTCAAGGTCACGGCAACGCTCGCGAAGCGTGGGCAAGTCGGGCAGCAAGTCAGCCGCTGCACTGCCGGCGGCGGGGTTCCAGGCACTCAACGAGCGCTTGGCCTTCGACGCGCCGCTGTAACCGCCCAGCGCGGTCATGGTGAGCCGGGCATGCATGCGCTTGGCGCCGCGTTCAGGGCTCAACCAGGTGATGGCCTTGTCGAGCAGCGTTGGTTCTGGGGCTTTCGGTGCCTGGCTCATCGCGGCGTGATCCCACGCAGAACAATCCCCCGTGGCCGGCCGCTTTCCAGGCCATCAACTTGCTTCTGCCAGTAATCGATCGTTTTGGTGATCTCGGCAAGGTCAGCGTACTCCAGCTGGCGAGTGCCGATCCGGTAGCTTTGCTTCTGGCTGACCTTCATGCTCGCATCGAGCCAGGCTTGGAGCTGGCCCTGCGCTTGTTCCAGGGTGATAGCCATGATTAATTCCTGCGTTGGGAGAGCACACGCATTGCACTGCGGCGCCCAGAAACAACTCTCCCGCCAGCAGGCGGGAGATCGGGGGGTTCAACGGGTGGAGGTGATTCAGGGGTCGCCCCTTGGGTTTCGGGATTGGCCTCGGCCTCAGGCCTAACTGGTTCGGGCTGGTCAAACAAACCGCCCTGGCGGATCTGGGCATCGAGCGCCGCCCAGTCCTGCTCCTGCAGCAGATGCGTTTTCAGGGAGCGGGCTGCGTGCAGCGCGTAGGTTTCACAGTCGGTGCCTTCGTTCGGCTCGCCGGCCTTCTTCTGCCACACCTTGCGGTAGTGGTGTCGACGGCTGGGAGCCTTCACTTCGGCGGTGATTTGCCGGAAGTAGTCCGGGCGCACCGTCTTGTAAAAGTGCATCCGACCAGGGCCATCACCCGTCAGCGGCAACCGGCCCTCAATCCACAGGTCCTTGGCCCGCGACGTGCCGACGATGTAGGGGCGAAGGCCATACTTGGATGCCTTCTGCTCTTTGTCGGTATCGACGCCCTGCCGAGGAGCGCTGAAGATCTCCCGGCGCTCGTCGTCGCGGGTGTTGCCACGCTCGCTCGCGCCTTTGATCGCCATCACACCACTACGTTGGTGCTTACGACAGAACGCATAAGCCGCGTCCTGGGTGATGGTGCCGTCGGAGGTGTCGAGCGAAGTCGCCAACACTTTCAACTTGGCGCCGCAGGCGTGAGGAATCGCCGCAAACAGCAGCTTCTCCAGATCCAACCAGACGCCCTGGTCTGGCAGCACCACTTCGCCGTAGATTTCGCCCCAGTAAAGCAACCAGGATTCCTCACCCCGGCCCCAGGCCCGCATAACCACCGCCAGGCGATCGTGTTGAACATCGACGCCGGCAGTGACCACGATTCCGCCCATGGGCACGTACATCTCCGGGTAGTCCTCTGCGCGTTCGGCCAGTTTGTCGGCTTCGGGCAGATCGGATTTGTACTCGTAGGCACGGCCTTGTTTCTGGTTGACGAACTTGATCAGCAGCGACAGGTTGCCCATGGACGCCTGGTGTTCGGCGTTGAGCTTCTCGCGCACGATGTCGGCTAGGCTGGTACCCGGTAAGCAGGCGTACAGCTCATTCAACTCAATGAACCCAGCGCGCCCGGCAAAAGGTTTGGTCGGCACCCAACCGCAGTATGGGTCGCCGGCTTCTACCGCGTTGAACACCGTGTTGCGGATGTTCTCTTTACGCTGATAGTCGTCCCAGATCTCGCCGCAGTGAGGGCAACCGTAGCCGGCAGTCTCAGGATCTGCGCGGCCGTAGATCTCATGAGGGGTTGCTTCTTCCTCAATGTCGAGCCACTTGATATGAGCGAAGTCCAGCACATGCGCCTGGCCGCAGGAATGGCAGATAACCGGCAGCACCCGGCAATCGGTCTGTGCAAGGCGCGCCTCGGTCTTGCTCGCGCCCTTGATCGCCGGCGTCCCGCCTACCAGCATCTTGGAGCCGGGATAACGCTTGCCACGCTCTTCCAGCAGGGCGATCGCATCGCCCTGCCCCTTCACATCGTCGCTGGTATCGTCCGGTTCCTCTACCACCGATAAACCCACGGAAGACGTGGATTTGACGTTGCCCGGGGAGTTGGACGCGACCAGTTTGAGGAACCCGCCTGGAAAGGTCTTATGGTCCCACCGGTTGCCCGATGTGCGGCTGACATCCACCGGCATGAGTTTTGCCACCTCGGTGTTCGCGGTGACGCCGAACTTCAGCTTTTCGTCGTGGAAGTTCTTGCCGTCCTTTTCCTTGGCAAACAGGATCATGATCGGACGCGGCAGGTTGTGGATGAACTTGAACAGGTAGCCGATCAGGAACCACGTCCAGCCGATCTGCGCCGCTTTCATCAGGTCAACTTCGCTCACCCGAGGGTCATCCAGGGCAGCGGCAACGCCGAGAAAGTATGGCGTGTATTGGAAGTCGTAAAGCCCGTGCAGCACACCGCTCTCAGCGGGCAGGTAAAACTCGGTGCTCATGTAATGCGCGGTCGGGATATCACGGGGCGGATTGAATTTCCCCGCTGCTGCCGACAAGCTCCGCGCCAAGTTTTCGCGCGTAGCCTGCAATTCGCTCGGTTGTAGGTCCAGCAACTTTGGCCACCACTGTTCGATCTACCGTGAGTTTCTGCACGTTCTCGATTTCCTGAATGATTCGTTCAAGGCCGCCCAGGTATTCCCGGTTTGCGAAGCTGGCCCAGTCGGACAGCACCCGCTCAGCCTCACTTGCCGGGATCAGTGATCTCAGTTTTTCGTGATACGCCAACCGTCCATTGGCCGACTTCTGCTGCAGGTCATCGATCCGCGCTCTGTTGAGTTGTTCAAGCTGGCTGCCCCCGCGCCCAGCGGCTTTTCCGCGCAGGTCGCGGATGTAGGCCGTCCGGATCTCATCCAGGCTTGCGGTCTGCCAGTCCAGGTCCAACGCCTTGAGCACATCGCGGGCATTTCGCTCGCTCATGTCCAGGTGATCAGCGACTTCACGTTGGGTTTGCATTGTCTTGTCCTATTGCCGACATGGAAGCGGAACCCCCTATGTCAGGTTGAATCTGTGAAAAAGTCGGGGTTCGAATTACCCCGTTGGCCCCGGTGCCCGGAAGGACCCATTGATTTCGGGGCACACATGCCCCTGTCAAGCCTAAAACCTTCCAAGTCATTGGAATATCGCCACTTTTTTGAAAAAAAAGCACGAAACCAACAGGAGGTCAGCTCCTTTCCATCTCCCGAGCCAGGGCACGCCGGAACAGCGGTTCGAACTCGGCCTGGGCCACGCGATTGGCGACCCCGTAGAAGTCAAAGCGCCGTCGATACGTCGGGCGCTTGACGAAGATCAGGATGGGCCTGGCACCACTGCCTACCCGCTGCCAAATGCCACGAGGGCCGGTGCCGTTACCAGGCCGACCCACGAAGTAGTCCGGTGCATTTCGGTTGCGCCGCTGGCTTCGTTTCGTGCGGTTAGCCATGAAGCCCGACACCCGCTCTGCTGCACCGAGGGCGGATAGGATCTGCACGATCTGGCCGCGACTGATGTTCCCGTTGCCATCCATTCGGGCGCGCCGACCTGGTACTGCATACATGTCTGCTGGCATCAGACCATAATGAATCAGCGCCTTCTCAAAGCGCTTGTGCGGACGGTTGCCACCTTCCATGTGCACAGGCAAGTACTTGGACGCTGGCACACCTGAGCTGGCTTCGTCCTTGACCCACACACGGGCATACAGCCGTGTCACAGTGGCACTGCGCTTGAAGATGGAGTTAAGTGTCCAGCGTGTGGGGCGATCAAATACCCGCGCCAGTTCGGCTTTCTCGGCAGCCTGGACGCGCTCAGCCGTGAATGTAAGCGCTTTGGCTGCTGCCGTGGGCACCTTGGACCGGCTGATGCCGCGCATTTCTTTGACGATCTGATCGATGTTGTCGCGCATCTCAAGCCGCATCATTGCATTGGCTCCCGAATGATTACCGCCCTACATCTCCGTTGACTGCTGCTGACTCGCTCAGCCCCAATCGCTTAGCCGTCCATCGCTCATATAGCCCGATGGCAACGTCTGCGCCCGCCATGGCGGTAAGACACCCAAGGGCGCCAGATGTCCAAATCGACATGCCTGCCGCGTACAACAGCATTATCGCGGACACCCCGCACACAACACAGGCACCGGATCGCAGGGCCAACCGCCGGATCAAGGCCCAGCCCCGTGCCCCCTCCTTGTCAGCACGCCACATTTCGCCAGATACACCGCCCACCAGGGCCAGGACAATCACTAACCAGATGGGCATCTCTGCCAGCGCTTGCTGTTCGTTCGTCATTGCCTTACCCCATAAACGCAAAAACCCGGCGCAATGGCCGGGTTCAGTGTGGTGGTGTGTCCCGCTGCTTGCGGTCGCACCTATCGAAGATGGGTACTTTTTACAGGTGGATTTTACTGGCAGCAAGCGGGTTTTAATGCCATAGCGCAATACGGGTGCAATACAGGTATGACGCAGGTGTAACGCAGGTACAACGCACTCAATCGGCTATCGCTTCTGGTGCACTGTCTTGCCTGTCCCACTATTTTGGATCGAAGTAGGACAGCTACAGGTCCCTGACTTCGGGGCTCTGCCCTACTGTCCTACCTTTTTTACTTTTCTCTTGTGTATAGAGAGAAAGCTAAAAGCACGCGTGCGCGCCATGGGCGCGACTACGTCCCCGCTATGCTCATGTGTGCGTGGGGCGGGTGAAGGTTGGACGGTAGGACAGCCCAGTAACGGCGCGGCCTGCACCTGTCCAACTGCGCGAAATGCGAGTCGGACAAGGTGGGACAGTAGGACAGTGGCACAAGGAGTGGCGCAGAGGGTCATGCAGCTTTCCCCATCAGCATCCCCTGGATGAACACATGCGCGTCATGCAACCGCATGTAATAGGTCCTCGAACTACAGGCGCAGTGCAACAGCTTCTGCGAGAGGAAGCTTTCGTGGTTGCAGTAGTGCTCCCACACGACCAGGGCAAGACGAGGCGGCAGGTGTTTCCTGACGATCAGCTCTATGTCGGCCGATTCATCCAGCAGCACCCGACTACCCCGCGTGCCGCGTATCAACTCACCTTTGCACTCCATCAGCATGGCGATCATGTTGCCGCCACTCGGCCCGCCAGCACCGTCCGGCACAGGCGAATGCAGATCCTGCGCCCACAGTTTGAGCATCTCATCGATTCGCTTAATCAAAGCAAGGCTCCTCGATCACCGCCTGCTGCAACGCAGACGCACGCCCCCAGCCCGCAGGCTTTTCATAGGCCCATGGCCGCACGCCGCTTTTTGGCAGCGCGGGCATACGCCGCTTGCGCCAACCCAACCGGTGCATGATCGCCCCGACCCGCATCTGCTCGGGCTTGCCCCAATGTCCGAAGTCCAGCTTCAGCGCCTGGGTCAGGATCTCGTTGCCGGTGGCGGTTTCGCCGATCTGCGACTCTTCCATCCAGGCCAGGATCGGCCCTTCCCATTCATCCACCACAAAGCGCTCGTCTTGAGCCTCGGCGAACATCTTGGATTCGTCCTTGTTCACCCACCAGATATCGCCCGCTTCAAAGCAGAACAGCGCCTCAGCCCATAGCTGATCGCGGATCTCGCGTAATTGCTCCAGATCGACCTTGTTGCAGAACACCGGCCAGTAGCGGCGGTTGCCCGTGGCGTCCTTGAGGTACTCCTCTTGGTTGGTGGTGCCCACGAAAACACACTGGCGTGGCACGTCATTCGTTCTGCGGCCGTAGCTCTCTCGGTAGGTGTCGGTGGACGCAGAGAAGAACTGCTTGGCCTTGGTGCTTTCAGCCTTGTTGAAACTGTCCAGCTCGCCCAGCTCGACGATCCACTTGCCGCGAATCGCCTGGAAGCTGTCCTTGTCACCGAGGGCAAAGGGGGTATCCATGAACCACTCGCCACCGAGCACGCCCATGGCCGTGGACTTACCGGCGCCTTGCCCGCCTTCGAGGATCATCACCGAGTCTGCCTTGCAGCCTGGGCGCATCACACGGGCGACCGCCGAGATGAGCCAGCGCTTACCGACCTTGGCCGAGTACTCGCTGGCCTGGACACCCAATACGTCGGTTAGCCAGGTTTCAATGCGTGGCACGCGATCCCATTCCAGCTTCTCCAGGTACTCACGCACCGGGTGAAACGCATGGTCGTGGGCAACCACGCTGACCGCCTCGATCACATGGGACGCTTTGACCCGCAGGTTGTACTGCTGCGCGAGCCACTTCATCACTCGCATGTCGTCGATGTCTGCCCAGTCGCCGGCACCGCCGCCAAAGGGCGCAGACCGCAGCTTAACGATCTTGGAACTGAACACGCTGTAGCCGATGACACCGGCCCAGCGTTCGTCATTGCCCAGGATCAGCTCGACGTTTTGCATGTGCGCAATCAGGGAGCCGTTTTCGGTGCGGGCCAGTTGGTCTTTCCAACCACCTGCTGCAGGAGGCTTGACCACCGCAAGCACCTGGCGGCGGACGGCCTCCAACCCTTCGGCGACGTGCAGGTCGTTGAAGTCGGTCCACTTGATCTCGCGGTCACCGGAAAACACCGGGGCGACTACTTGACCGCCGACAACCAGCGCGGCGTTGTTCGCTTTCTCTTCGCCTGGGTTCCAAGGGTCGCCATTGGGACGCTTAGTTTTCCAGTCGTCATCGCGACAGATGATCAGAGGGCAGCCGGGGAAGCGCTCGCGCATGGCCTTGGAGACTGGCAGTAAGTTGCCCGCGTCGAAGGCGATAGCAACAGTGAGCGAAGTCGCCATGTGCAGGCTTGCGCCCGTGGCGTAGCCCTCACACACCAGCACCGGTTCGCCTGGCTCTGGATGGGGGCCGATCAGGTGGAAAGCGCCCTCTTTTGACATACCGGGCGGCCAGTACTGCTTATCCCGCCCAGTGTCCTCTTGCTTGGCTGGGAAGATCACCTGCAGGCCGACGATCTGGTCACGGACGTTGCACATGGGCACCAAAAATGCGCCAGTACGTGGCGCATAGCGAACCTTGAAGCCAACGATCTGCTTTCGATCCAGATAGGCGCTCTTACCCTTTTCGGGCATGCGCTTGAACAGGCCGGCAGCACGGTTGGCCGCTCGGCGTGATGCGTTGGCCGCGATCTCGGCGGCTTTACGCTTGGCATCTTCCTGGCGAGCGCGCATGACTTCGCGCTCCTCGGGGCTCATGCGTCCGGGCTTCACCTTGATCTTTTGGGTATCGCCAGAACGCCAGTCGCCGAAGCTGCCGAAGATCAGCGTTTCGTTTTTTTCGGTGCGGTGTTCGTGGATGACGTACCAGCCGTTTTTTTCTTTGCCTTTGTCCTGGGTGGTTTTGCAGCGGGTGAGCTTGCCGAATACCAAGGGTTGAGCGGGCTCAAGACCATAGTCCGCGAACTGATTGATCACATCATCGAGCATAACGGGCAGCCTTCTGATCATCGACTGTCTTGCACTCAATGCAGAGCGTGCAGCCGGGCTGTGCCAAGCGACGGGCCTCGGGGATGGGGCCATCACATTCATCACAGAACATCAGCGAATGCTGAGCCGTGTTGGACATCAGCGCCAGGCGTGCAGCGACGGCCTGATCAATGCGCTCTTGCACCAGGTCGTTTGCGAAGTCAGCGATATCAGCCACGTTCCACCCCACAAGTCGTCTGGTTGACGTAGCGGGCGCGGTTGTACATGCCCAATAACCCCTGAATGCCACGAAACACCAACTGGCGTATCTCAGCCAGCTCACGGTCATCGACCTTGCCGTCGCCAATGTGCTTGGCCCAGGTTTCGGACAAATCGGCGACCTGCCGGAAAAACATGGCGATACCCGTAGTCAGGGTCTCTGGCATGTCGTTGGTGTACGCCTCAGCCAGTTCCTGCCAGATCGTGTCGCCAACAAGGGCGTGCACTGCATCGAGAATGCGGCGGTCCTTGGTCAGTTCGAGGATCTCGCCGAACTCCTGGATGTTGACGGTGTGCGAGGGATGGGTGGGAGACAACTTGTGTTGCAGCGTGGTGGCATTGCGGCCGGTGGTGGCGGCAATTGCTGCGGCACCGCCGGGATAGTCCCGTGCGGCGTGGTACAGGGCTAATTCGAGCGTCAGTACTTCCTTTTGCGCTCGATCAACACAGCTTAAAGCTACTCGGCTCATGGCATTAATCCTACTAAGTTGCCAGTGCCCCGCGACGTGTAGTGGTGATACATTTGCCGCGTGGCTTGAAAGGGCCCAAACGCCGGCTAGATCTAGGGATCGAAACCGGCACCGTGCCGAGGCGAACAATCCGTTGCTCACCTCTGGCGCAACAGCTGCCTAATCTGTGGTGGAAAAGGCAGCAACCCAAGACATCCGTGTCTTGGCAGCGCGATAAAGGGAGGTGGTTTGCATGTGGTGTGCCCTCCTACCTTCGTCGCGACCCGACAGCACTGTGGTGGTGTGTGCCGGGAGGAACTGGGCGGCCCTTGGGTCGCCTTTTTTCTATCTACGCTGCAGCTTTTTGCGGGGCCGATGCGTTGAGCAACCAGGCAGCATCAAACGCGTTGCCCTTTTGCTCAGCGGCGGCCGCTAAGAGTTTTGCGTAGCGGGTTTCACCGGTGTAATCGGTGCGGGGAAGGCTGGCAGCCAAGCGCCATTTATTGAGTGCCTGGTAACTCCTGTCACATACCTTGGCGGCGGCTCCGATGCCGCCTACTGCTTCAAATGCGAACGCGATGGCGTTCGGAAAATCTGCGGGGTCCAACATGGCAACCTCCATTTATCAACTCGCGGTTGATATTAACATCAACTGACTATTGCGCAAGCCCTGTGAGAGTATCAACTCATGGTTGATAAGAATGAGTTAAGGGCAGCTTTCACGGCGCGCCTACACGAAGCACTCGACGATGCCGGTGTACGCACCCGTGGGCGTGGGGTGGATATTCATAAGCATTTGGTGAAGGTTGGGGCTGAAAAAAGCACTCAAGCCATCAGTAAGTGGCTCAATGGTGAATCCATTCCCGAGGCAGACAGCATGGTTGTGCTGTGTTCATGGCTGAAGGTGCGAAGGGAGTGGCTGGAGTATGGGGTGCTGCCAAAACAGCAAACCGGCGACAGTAATGTCCGTCAGCTCGGCGCTGCGGGCGAAAGTAATGTCCGTGAGGTAACTCGGCAGTTTGGAAAGGTCCCGCTGATTTCTTGGGTGCAGGCAGGAGCGTGGTGCGAGTCGAACTTTGAGCAACATGACGGCGAATCGTGGCTATCTTGCCCCGTGCCTATAAGTGAAAGTGGTTATGCGCTGAGAGTGCTTGGGGACTCAATGACGAATCCTGGGCCAGGTCGTAGCTACCCTACTGGTTGTATAATTTTCGTAGATCCTGAGGCTGAAACAAAAACCGGTGATCGGGTTATCGCACGCGTACCTCGAACCAACGAGGCCACCTTTAAGGTGTTTGTAGAAGACGCGGGGCGTCAGTTTTTAAGACCTATCAATCCTCAATACCCAATAATCGATATCACTGAAGAAACGCATATATGCGGAAAAGTGGTAGGATCATTCATCCCTGAATGATCCTACACTCACCACAGCTAGTTACGATCGTCCACACAAAACGCAACGACTATCGCGTGGCCCTAGATTAATCATAGTCTCGTTGATAGCACTGCCCAATGCTTCTAATGAAATCGTTTCATTATTACTTTCGCTATGATATTCCAAAATCTCTTTAATAAATGCCATCTTTTCTTTGGAAGTCATTTGCAAATAAGCATTTTTAGCTGACACAACTTTAGGGTACATAATTAAACTCCTAGAAATTCCCACACGTATCGCAGTTACCGGGTTTCATTGTCAACGGTTTGATCCCGCAAACCACACACGTTTCCCTATGCTGATAGAGAGACATGCGCATTCCGTAGCGAATGTCCGCGTCAGTGACTGACTGCGTCAGATCAGCCTGCTCTTGTCGTAGCTCTTCCGCTAACAACTCGCTAAATCTTTCTTCAGCGTTTTGAGGTGGCATTTCCCCCAATGTTTTCCAAGCTCCAGACATTTTCAGATTATTTTGCATGGAGCCAATAGCATACGCATATTTGCTATCCCACTGTGCAACCAACGTCCAGAGAGACAGAGCTAACTGAATAGTCATCAATATCCCCGCCGGGATAAAAACATACGCTAAAAACCCAACGCTAAACGCTAAAGCTCCGGCACCTACGACAAGTGGCACAACGAAACCAAGGTACGTAATAATGTTTCTATAGAAGGATATTTTATCCGAACGTCTTTTAAAAATTCTAGACGTCCCATAAGCATCCAATTCTTTATTGTGGCATCGTTCTTTGAAGTCCAAATAACCTCCCATATTTATATGCACGTCCCTATCAAAACTCTACTGAAAATCCCAGTGAAAAAGCAGAGGCCCAGCATAGTATCATTATGCTACCACTAAGTAGATGAAACGACCCCTAACCAAAATATTAGCAACCTATGGTTGACATTAAATCAATCAATGGTTGATATTTGTCTCACTCTTCCACCACAGAGCGAGGCAATACCATGCACACCACAGCTACCCTGCACGTCCACCCGGCCGCTGCTAACCCCTCCCGCATCTTTGAAATCCGCCGCCTGGCGCAAGACCTCGGCTGCAAATTCATCATGTCCAAACCTAAGCCGAAAGAACGCAACGCGCCCTACCCGTTCGATCCGAACGGCGGAGGGCACGCGGCATGAGCAAGTACAAAATCGACAATCGCACCCTGACCCTGCTCAAGGCCCAGGTACACCTAACCGAAACCTTCAACCACCTACTGCGTGCCGAAGTTCACCGGGAGGCCCTAGCCTTCCGCCTGAAAGTTGAGCACCGCAAAGCCGACACACACTTCACTGTTGAGCTGGGAAGCGAACGCCACACGCTGACCCTGACCAACAGCAAAAAGATGCACCTTAAGCTTGCGGACTTCATCGAGGAGATCGTCAACGGGCCAGCCAGTCCAAGCGATCCGTCGTCAGTGCCGCACGCTGACCGCCGCTACGGCGTCTTCGAAATTGAACACAAGCAGCGTGTGTTCGACCTGGTGCAAACCGGCGGCGCGCTGAGCCTCGATATGGGTTTTGAGCAACCTATCAACCTGGCAATCCATCGCAACAAAACCCGAACGGGCGTCACCACCATCATGAGCATCGGCGTCAAGAAGCCATTCAGCAAGTGCTTCACGGTGTGCGGCAGTGACGTGGAGATCTACTCCATGGTGGCCGAATCCATCACTCACCTGGCAGCCGTGGCAACTCCCGCCGCGCATGCAGCCTAGGAGGTCGCGATGGAACGTAGCCTGGAAAAGGCCGCCAAGTACTTCGGCCTCACCCGCCCCAAACTGATCGCGCTGATGCGTGACAAGGGCTTGCTCTCTGACCGCAACCTCCCGGCGTTTCCTGTACGTGATCGGGAATATCTGCGGATCAAGAACGGCAACTGGTACCACGAGACGGCCGGAATGCAATACAGCCAGTCGACGAAGGTCCGGCAAGCCGGCATGCCCTGGCTGGCAAGTCAGCTGGGCCTCGAACTGCCAGCCATTCCGGCAGACAACCGTGACGTGGCCTAGGGAGTACGCCCGCCAGATCGTCGCCATGCACACACGCGAGGAGCGCAATGCCGCGCTCCTCGAAGTGCCGGAGCATCTGCGGGAGCTGACCAAACGCCACTGCCTGAATGCCTGGAACCACCCATCACGACTCAAACGCAAGGAGGCCGCCATCCATGAGTAACAACAATCAAACACCGCTACGACTGCAACCCGCGCCGGATAGCGCAACCGTCGAGATGCTGCACCGACTCTTCGGCGACGTGCTTATCCCCCTGGAAAAGCTGCGCGTGCATTACTTCAAGAACCTCAACGAAAAGACTTTTACTGAGGCGATCAACAGCGGCCGTATTCAGCTGCCGGTGACCACCCTGGATCACAGCGTCAAGGCGTTGAGGTATGCCCACATCAAGCATGTCGCGGCACTGATTGATATCCGCGCTTACAGGGCGGATGAGGACATGCCGCGACCACAAACTGATTCAACCGAGCCAGAGCAGTAACACCAACGGCTGCCACCACCAGCCAACAAACCACCAGGAGCACACCACATGACCGTAATTCAAATCTGCGCACTGATCACCATCGTTATCGCGCTCGCGATCCTTTATTGGATCGGCTACAGAGGCGGCTTAACGGATGGTCTGGCTCAGGGCTACAACGAAGGACACGCACAAGGATTCATTGAAGGCATGGACGAGGGAGAGTCAGCGGGCTCTACCGCACTGGAGCAGATCTCCGAGCGTTGTCGGCGCCTGCAGTTGATATTGGACCATCAGCCACTGGATCGCCTCACCCTGCTATCCATCGCCGAAAAGCTCAAGCTAGCGGCCGACACCTTCCGAGCGGTGAGATCTGATAGCCAGGCAACTCAAGCACTTGCCTTACGTGACAAGGCACTAAGCATGGCTGCCCTGCTGGACCCATTCGAGTTGGGAGACGCAGCATGAACCGGATCCTGACCCATTCAGGCAAACACTTCGACCTACTCGAACCCGACGCCGACATGATTGACCCACGGGACATCTCGCACGCACTGGCCCATCTGTGCCGATTCAACGGTCACACCCGCGAGTTCTACAGCGTGGCCCAGCACAGCTGCATCGTCGCCGAGCTGGTGCCAGAAGAATACAAACTCGCGGCCTTACTTCATAACGCACCCGAGGCGTACCTGGGCGACATGACGAGGCCACTCAAGCAATGGATCAGCGTCTATGAGCACTTCGAGGACTGTATCTGGTGGCGCATCTGTGATCGGTTCGGCATAGCACCAGAACTCCCCGCCTGCGTCCACAAGGCCAACCTGATAGCGCTAGCTACCGAACGCCGCGATCTCATGCCACCCGATCCGGCTATCTGGGATTGTTTGGTCGGCATCGAACCCATGGTTGAAACCATCCGCCCATGGTCTGTCGCAGAAGCCCGCAACACCTACCACCAGCGCCTGATGGACCAACTCGCTATCGAACACCGGAGGAAAGCGGCATGAAGAACCAACAGAACAACACCAGCGCCTTGTCCGCTTTGCTCCGTGCTGCAAATAGTGGCGACACGCTAGAAACAAACAGTCTCTGCTGCGCAGCAGCAGGCATTATTGCTCCTCCCAGCGCCACCGCCGAGGCACTTATACCCCACGAAAAGCTGCGCGAGGCAGCGCTCGCTGATGCAACGCTAAACGCTCAGGAACGCCCGCTCGCGCAGCCTGTCGTGGGGTATACGCACCGTTCACAGCCCAAAGCCATAGAGGCTGAAATCTTCTCGGACGATGAACTGGCCGACCTTACTGGCTATAAGCAGCGAGCCCATCAACGGAAGTGGCTAACTGACCGCAATTGGGTATTCGTCGAGAGTCGTGGGGGGCGTCCGCTGGTTGGGCGCATGTACGCTCGCATGAAGCTTGGCATGACCAATACAGCACTCATTGAACAAAGCCCGCCGCCGGCGCGACCCGTTTGGACGCCTGACTTCTCCAGGGTGAACTGAGATGCGACCTAGAAACACAGAAAACAGGGACTTGCCGCCTGGAATGGTGCGGCGCAAACGCCCTCGCAAGAATGGCAAAGTGTGGGTCGGCTACTACTACAAAGACTCGACAGGAAAGGAGATCCCGCTAGGTGGAGATCTGAGTAAAGCGAGGTTGAAGTGGGCAGAGCTTGAGGCCAAGGAAAAACCCGCAGACCTGACGATGATGAAGGGGATCTTTGATCGGTACGCCCGCGACGTCATTCCGAAAAAAGGAGAGCGTACCCAAAAAGACAATCTGGCCGAACTAAAACAGCTACGCCCCACATTCGATGGGGCTCCCATCGATTCAATCACGCCGGCAAATATCGCCGGGTATCGCGATGCACGCACGGCCAAGGTTAGGGCCAACCGGGAAATTGCCCTTCTGTCTCACGTGTTCAATATGGCACGCGAGTGGGGCCTCACTGAGCGGGAGAATCCTTGCCAAGGCGTCAGGAAGAATAAGGAGGTGCCACGCGACTACTACGCCAATGCGGTGGTTTGGGACGCCGTCTACGGTATGGCGGGCCCGGAACTCAAGGAAGCCATGGACCTGGCCTACCTGACCGGCCAGAGACCTGCCGATGTGATCATCATGCGTAGCGACGATACTGAGGGCGATTATTTCCTGGTCACCCAGGGTAAAACCGGGCACAAACTCAGAATTCTAATGCGGACAGAATCCGGAGAAAACAGTCTCGGGAAATTGGTTAGAGAGATAACCGAAAGAAATGCGCATCACCCCTCCAAGTACCTACTAATCAACCAGTATGGAAAAAGGATGACGAAAGGCATGTTGCGCCTGCGCTGGGACAAGGCAAGAGAGAAGGCGCAGCAGAAAGCGCTGGATCAGGGCGACCCTATGCTCGCAGCAAAGATTGGAGGGTTTCAGTTTCGTGACATCCGACCCAAGGCGGCATCGGAAATCATCGATATTGGCGACGCAAGCCTACTGCTGGGACATAGCAAACAGGAGATCACCAAACGGGTTTACAGGAGGATTGGCGCAACTGCTAAGCCATCAAAATAGACAAAGTTTCGGAACCCCTGCCCGAAAGTTTCGGAACGCCTATCCAAAACCGGCGTTATCTACCCAAACCCCAAAAACACAAAAGCCCCGCATTCGCGAGGCTTTTGTATGAATCTTGGCGGGAAACCAGGGATTCGAACCCTGGAGACGCTATTAACGTCCGCCGGTTTTCAAGACTGCCGAGTTAACTATAATAATCAACACATTAGCTATTTATCGTTTCCGCAACTCAGAGTTTTTACCAAGCCTACAGCCCGCATGTATCAAGGGGCGTACATTGGGTTGCGGAAATGATTTCCCCCTCCTCCGGCGTCCTGCCGAACGATCTCCCCACTCAATAGTTTGCCTGCTACGCTGTTCGCTCCACGGAGGAACAACGATGCCGAACTCAGACCTAATCCCTTCCCTGCTTTCCAAACTCTACGAAAACCAGCTCGCCCTCGAAGCGTCCATCCTGGAATTGTCCAACTGGGTGGAGCAGCGTGGCTCCGCCGAAGTGGCAGCCAACGTGCGAGGCGCCCTCTTCACAATCGGACACAACGAAGAGTTCATCAAAATGACTCTCGCCGTGCTGATGGAATCGGAATAGTCGCAAGCCCATACAGCTCGTCGGCTCAAATCGCGCCACGTCCAAGCCTCGATTACTGTACGCACATACAGTATTTGAGATTCGCGCTATGAACGTTGACATGGACACCGATGACTGGCTCGGCTGCCCCACCCCGTTGGAGATGTACCAGCACCAATGCGCAATCTTGGTAGATGAGATGGTGGAGACCGAGCGCATGCTGCGTCGAGCGCGGGCGAATATCGCCGGCCTGGTGCAGATGAATGACCTACTGATGACGGGAAAGGATCAAGCGGAGAATTCCTTGAAAGCCGCCCTATCCCAAGTAGCTGGCTTGAACCTGGAAAACTCACGCCAGGGCCGCAAGTTAAACGGGTTGGCGATAATCACGGAACAGAGGGACCACCTTCTCAGGGAAAACCAGCGATTGCTGGAAGAGCTGCGGGCACTCAAGGAGCCACAGCCCTGACGTACGCCTGGCACGCACGCAAGGCGATTATGGCGTTGTCCCCGTCGTCGGTGATGGCGACAATTCGTTGCGCATGCGCTGGGTCAAGTTGGGCTCGCGCAGCTCCATGAACCACGCCGACGGCGCCGGGGGCGGATGGATAAGCGCGATATAGGCACACATCCACAACCGCTCCTTTCAAGCTTTAAACTTTTCAACTAGAATGGTTGACAAGCTTGTCTTATGACGGCTTAATGCAACCATTCTCATGAAAAAGCAGAAAGGGGCCGTGACCATGTCGCTTTCCAAATTTGGCGCAAAGGTACGTGAGTATCGCCGCGCATATGGCGTAACACTTAGCACGATGGCTAGCACACTTGGCGCTTCTACAGCGTTCTTGAGTGCGATGGAAACAGGCCGCAGTAAGATCCCGATGGACTGGGTTGAAAAAATTGCCATCTATTTCAACGAACTTGGCGAACAAATCAATGTTCAAGAGTTGAAGGCTATTGCTTGCGACGATAACGAATCAGTATCGCTTGAAGGGCTGCGTCCGCAGCACCGCATGCTTATCGCTGGTTTTGCCAACTCAGATCTTAACCAGGAGCAGCTGACTCGTCTGGGTCGCTTACTCGGGGAAATCTACGGGGAAAACAGCGATGACCACTCCAAGTGAAGCCGCTCACTATGACATGCGCGGGCATCGTGTGCCCGCGCTCGGCCCGACCGACATTGATTTTATTGCGGGCAGGATCTGCAAGATCTTCAAGCTAAGTCGTCGCTCATTCTCGGTACAGAAAATAGGGATGTTCATCAACGACCTCGAAGAAAATGGGATCTTTATTGATTCCATCGAGAACGATGAGTGGATGATGGAGGATATCGCGAGGGCGATGGTGGACCCTCAGAAAGGCTTCATTTACATGCCGGAATGGATGTACGAGAAGCTGAACAGGAGCGACCCTGAGGCAATCAGGATTTTCCTTCATGAGCTAGGGCACATCTTTTTGTGTCACAGAGCGATGCTTCACTTTTCGGACACGAAGGGAATTCTCGAAGAGGACTCCGAATGGCAAGCTGACGAATTTGCTGACGCAATTATCAGAAAGCTCAAACTTAAGACGCCTGGCGCACAGCTTGAACTGAAATATTTCTGATTGACCATGCCGCAAACATGATCAACCAGAAATTGGCAGTAGGCCGCAAACCTACTGGGGGAGTTCTCCACTCGCTCTCCGCTTCCGCAGAACCGCTAGTGAAAGCACTGCCTAGAACCAGTGCGGACTCTAGTCCCGTTTGGTGGAGTTGTCCAGAATTAATGAGTAGTGGCCACCTCTTTAGGAGAGTCGCTATGACATATACCGACGAACGTGGCACGTTCATCCTCCGCTGGAGCCGTCGCCTCAAAAACGGCCACATCCAGCGTGCAGTGGGCAAGCCATTCAAAATTTACATTAGCAAGTAAGCTTCCACAGTGACTTAGCTTCTACCCACCAAACGGACGAGCGGCAGCGCCTGAGGAGGCCCTGCCGCTATTTTTTTGAAGCAGTTCAACTGAACCGTTCAGCAATATTGAGTAAGTAGCCTCACATGCCAACCCAGCTATTCGGGCCCGGTCATACGCAACCGCCAACTCTCCCGCTCTTTGGTCAGCCCGCCGGAGCAAGTCGGAGAGCACCATTGCGGCGCGGGTGGCTGACGCGCCTCGCTGGGCAGCTCCGGGATCGCCGGGGCAGGCACTGGCGGCAAACTTGTTGGCGTCGACGTGCAGCCGGTCACCAGCAGCATCAGCGGTACCAGCATCAACATCTGCTGCTTTGTTCTGTTCTCGCGCATCGTTTGCTTCCTTATTCACTGCCGCCTGGCGGCGCTGTTCTTCTGCGCGAGCGATGTTGCCCGCCTCGGTAATTGCGATCGCCTGGGCCTCGCCTATCTCTGCCAACTTCCCGTCATACCGCCAGTACTGCACCTGCCAGGCGGCGCCGAAGCTCACGGCCATGGCCAGCAGGACCACGGCCAACTTCTGCACCGGAGTCACGCCAGCACCTTCAGCGCCTTGTCGTACAGCGCTTGGCGGTCGGCCAGCCCGTTGATGCCGCCATTGATACGACGGGTGATCTTCAGGAAATCGCTCTGGTCCGCCAGAGTGTTCAGCCCGCGGGAGGACCAGAACCAGGCTGCCGACATTGCCGCGTACTGCGGCTGCTCGAGCAGTTCCGGCTTATTGATCAGGTCCAGGCTCAACGCATCGCCGCACGCAGCATAGTTCGCCCGACCGGTGATCTGGATCAGGCCTCGGCCACGATATTTAAAGCCATCACCATTCACCGTATTACCCAGGTCGGTGCGCCCTTCGTAGCTGGCCTGCTGCGCCGTAGGGCCCCACAACTCTTTCAGCCAGCGGAACTGTCCCGACTCGTGCCCGACCTGGGCGATGAAGGCGGCGACGCGCAGTCGCGTGACGATCCCGTACTTGGCCATGGCCGTATTCAGCACAGGAACAAAAACGCCGGCATTGCGGCTGGCGTTCGGGAGTATTTGCAGCAGCTGCTGCTCGGTAATCGGCATGCTTTTCTCCAGGCAATAAAAAACCCGCTCAAGGCGGGCGGCGGTGACCGGGCGCGGTTATGCGGGTACCACGGGCCACTCAATAGCATCAGGGAACTGCGGCTGCTCGATAACGCGGCTCAGCGCTACGCGGTATTTTTTCCAAGACTTGAGGGCGGCGAGGTCTGCGTCCGTGGCTTCGTCGACATCTACGGCGTCCTGTAGTGGCGCGATCGCATAGTCTGCGACGGACCGCAAGCGGGTGATCTCCGCGAAAGCAGTCTCCATAGGGTCGTCTTCAGGGGCTGTTAGCTCAGGAACCACCTGAACTGGCAATGAATCCACGGCTACATGCAGAGTGATGCTGTGCGCCAAGTCGGCTGGCTCGCCATCTTTAGCCACGCTTACGGCCAGCACCCCGTCGTTGTAATTTATGGCCACCGAGCAAGACGCATCGACCTGGTTCAACACATAACCCCAGCCTTCTGGCGGTGGAACCATGCCAAGCGTTCCGTGCACCAGGTACTGGCCAGGGCCAAGGTGCTCGGTGGTGATAGTGTTAGCACCCAGGGAGGTGACATCAATAACGGCGCCGTCAGCACCGAGAATGTTTACTGCTGCGCGAGTTGTCATTTAGATAGCCTTGAGTGTGCCGTCAGCGGCGCGAGTGGTATTTCCGGTGTGGTAGAGCTCAAGCCAGGGTGTTGTGGCGCCATCGTAAATAGACTGAAACTTGATAGTGCCGGAGTTACCAGCCAGGCCGTACGGCCACGCGACTGTCAGTCTGTTAGAGCCGTCCGAATGACGGAAAATCTGCTTGTACCAGTAGCCCGTGCCGCCGGAGGGCATGCTAGGAGACCCGGGCGGATAGAGGTTGGGGTCAAGACCATGCACAGCATTGGTCAGCCAACTTTGAACTACGCTCGTCCGTGTTCTGCCAGTTGCGTAAGCATCTGCGACGTTTCCGTCCGCGTAGCCAATGGCGGCGACCGCCGCAGTACCCAGCCCCAGGCCATTCCGGGCCGTAGCCTGGTTGTTGCCGCCCGTGCCCCCCATGGTTACAGGGACAATATTTTGAGTGGAGACCGTACCAAGGCCCGCCAATGTCGCCCCCCACTGCTGAACCATCAGGTTCACGGCGTCGGCCAAAGCCTTGGGATAACCGTTGACCGGGACAATCCCGTAAGCAGCGCCGGCGGCAGTGGCTCCGCGGTAAGGTGGAGAGATCGAGACAGAGGTATTGCTCGACGGGTTGATTACCTGATAGATGCCGTTGTCTGGACCGACAAACATGTCGCCAGACCGGCAGTTAGAAAACTTCGTACCGACGCCAGTTACAACGGCATTGCCGTTCGTAACGTTAACGGTCCCTTCTGAAAACCAAGAAGCCATAGTCACTCTCCAAAACTTTCTAGTTAATATATGACTTACCGTCTGGCGCTACTGAGAAACCCTACCAACCATCACAGTTACGCCTGTGACAATCGCGTTCTGCACCCCAATCATACCGAGAGTGAGAATTCTGCTTGGATAGTTCCACATAGCTGCAATCTGGCGATTAGCTGTACCAGAGCCAATTGTTACCGCCTGCATACATAGATTATTTATTAACATGTACTCGTCTTCATTCAGATTAAACTGTGAATTAAAGTACGTTATTGACACACCTTGCCCAGTAGTGCCGCTCCCGGCATAAGTCCAAGTGTTGCTAGCCCGGACAAACTGAGCGGCGGGCGTACCTGAATCGAAAATCGTTTTGCGACTTGCATCACGAAGCCTCACACCAAAAATAGCTAATGGCTGGGCCACGTACCCAGCAACGAACCATCTCCCCACTGGCTTGATCGTATACATATTGAAAATACGAACTCTGAACCCCGTCCAGTTACCCGCAGATCCAAATATTTCAAGGTTGCTCATGCCAATGATGCCGTTTGCACTATCAGGACGAATGAAAACAAGGGGCTGTTCTTGGGTTGTGATGGGTGATGGGAAATAGGTTGAAGAGGAGTTACCACCCTCCTCGGTTCCAACGTACCTACCCTTGTACATAACAACGAGCCTCGAATACTCCGAATCAATTACTACTCGATTATCGTCACCAGACTTAAATATGAGGCCATACGATTCTGCCATATCATTTAAACCTTACGACTGTTAGTCGCTGCCTTGTAATTGTTATGGTAGATGTATTGTATGGATCGCCCTTGATGGTTCTCCATACCCGTACCGCACCATTTAGAATCTCTGGCTCTACCTGCGCGTCGGATAGCGAGTTGACTGCCTGAACTGGCGTAGGAAAAGCGGCGGCGTTTTGAGGGGTAATTCCGGGAATCGCTATATCTATAAACTTCGCCCCCCAAGTTTGAGGGGTTATTATTTCGGAGTACACCACCCTCATTGTGAATGACGTTTCATCAAGTTCAACGACGCCTGTAGGCCCCTTGATCCGCATACCGAAAGTCATACCGAAAGTCTCCCGACCGATACGCGGTCGACCCCACCTGCATCAAACACCGTCAATCCGTCGTTGTTGAGCAGCGATGAACCACCCGTGCCCGCGCTTCGCAACGTGAAGGTGCCAGCGGGAATATTGATTTCCAGCAGTGGACGCCCAAGCGAGTCCACCGCCGGAGAGCGAAGCACCATCCCCAGAACAATTTCTTGAATGATCGCCTTGCTGATAATCGCCGTATTGAATACGGCTTGGCCGTTCTCAATGACGAACATCGGGTCGATCTTTCCGTCTATCTCGTTAACGACGCCGAACCTTTGAGCGAAGATCAGAAACTCCGACTGCTCTCCGTTCGAACCGAACGCCAGGCCGGACACAACCTTTCTGCCATCTACGATGGTTTGAGCCTTCATGGTGGTCTGTGCCGATACTCTGCCGTACAGCCGGACAACCGTCTCGCTTACCGTTTGCACCGACGCACTCGTCTGTCCAATGCTCGACTGCAGCGTTTCCGTAGTTTTGGTCAACGCCTCGTTTGCACTCGCTTGCACAACCTTCTCAGCTGCAAAGCTGGCGGTTGACTCCCATGCCTTGATCGCACCAGCCAGATCACCAGAGCCATCGTCACCACGAACGGAAGCCCGCAGCGCCTCATTGCTCGACGCCTGGGATGTGATCTTCCCGTCCAGGTTTGTGACTTTTGTGTCAAGGCTGGTGAGCGCTTGAGCAGTGCCGCTCGCCTTTTCATCGACTGCAGACAGATCGCTGTTCAGTTTCGTGATCTGTGCTGCGGACGTCTCGCGGTTCGATGCAACAACCTGTTCCAGTACAGTCAGCGACGACTTGTTGTCGCCGACCTGCGCGCCCAGGGTAAGCAGCTGCTGAGCCATCGCATCGTTTTCGCTGGCACGGGTTTTACGCCCGACCGCCAGATCAGCCGTCGAAGTCCAGCCCTTGATTGCATCAGCCAGGTCGCCGGCGCCGTCATCACCACGAGCAGCTGAGCGCAACGCCTCAACTGAGGTGGCGGTGGCCAACACCTTGCCGTCGATTTCCTCGATCTTCGTTTCGATGATCTGCACCTGGGAAACCAGTGCATCAGTGGTCTCAAGGATGGTGCCGATATCGATCCAGTAAGTCGCGTCGGGCGGCGTTTTCCCCGCAGGCACAGGGCCTTTCGCTTGGTAGAGGCGCTGATCCAGTCGGACAATGTCGCCCTTCAGATAAGGTTTCGCAGGGTCGTAGGCGAGTGCGTCGTTCACCTGGTCGATCAGGTCTTTCAGCTCCTGCTTGGCTTCCTCGAGGCGTTCATTTACTGAGCCAGGGCCGTCGCCGGTGATCAGCTCGATTTCTTCACGCAGGCTCTGGTACAGGGCGCCCTTTCCGATTTTCTCAGCGTAGTACGCCTCGTAATCGCTCTGTTTAGAACTGGCCTGGCCATTGACGGCGCCGGGTATAGGGAAGAACGGGCCAACGTTGCCAGTCCGGTCTACGAGGCGCGCCCAGAAGAACAGACTCGCCCCTGCCAGCAGGCTGTGCATCTCGTGCTTGGCCTGCGGGTAACTGAAGTCGCTCAGCTTTATCGCGGTCGCCCGGTCAGCCGATTGGCTGTACCAGATTTCCGTGCGCTCGGTGTCCTCTGCGCCTGGTGGAAAACCCCATTGAATGCCTATGCCGTATACAAGGCTTTTGGTGGTAAGGAACGACACTGCCGGCGGCAGGCCCGTCTTGCCCTCAAGGTTGGTCAGGCTGGAGTTTTTCCAGATCGACGAGATTTCGAAGGCGCTCACTGCGCGAACCCGAGCCAGGTAGGCACCCGAGTAAATACCGGTGACGTCGACGCTCGTCGAGCCAGTACGCTGCACCTTGATCCAGTTGCCGTTGTCCTTGCGCCACTCCACGTCATAAGCGACGGCACCAGTTACGGCAGGCCACGAGATGTTCATGGTGCTGATCGCGATGCCCTGGTTCACCGCGTAGCTCGACGTCAGCGTGACGCTGGCCGGCGGCGGTACCACGGTGATTGGTATAACGCTAATGGGGCGCTCTTCCAGGCGAGCGCCGGTATCGATGTGCGCGAACTTGCTCGGGTCGTACTGAACGGCCGATATCTCGAACACGCCGGGCTCTGGCCTGGCCACGCTGACCACCCGGTAAAGCGGGACTGCCAAGTCGTCAGCATCGAGCGCCCACACCAATTCCGGCTCAGGTGTCACGGAGTAAGCCACGGTGACCGTAACCTGCCGCCCGCTGACCAACTGCACAGTGCGCGCCTCGCACTTGCCGTCAGGCAGGTTGAGGATCAGTCGGTCGCCGGGCTTGGCCTGAGTGTCGCGGTCCAGCTTGATGACCTTGCCGTTTACCGCTGAGATACGCCCGCCGATGGCACGCCCGGCGAGCAGTTCGTCAGCAATCGGGATGACGTAACCAGGCAGCGGAATGCGCCCGTCCAAGCCCACCTTGAAGGTGACGGCCCGATCCTTGGAGTTGGTGAGCAACGCCCACTTGCCGCGGCGCTGGGCCTCCGATTCGCGGGTGCAGCCGATAGCGCTGATCTCAAGCGGGTTATCGCCGTAGCGCCGCTGCAGCTTCTGGTCGGTCACCGCGGTGACATCGGTGTCGTAGTTGTTCAGCGGGTTGTCGTAGCTGACCAGCGCTCTGGTGTAGCGTGTGCGCTCCGATGCGCTGGAGTAGGTGAACTTGCCATCGATGACGTTTGCCCGGGTGTAGGCAAAGTCGAAGTCCGTTGCCCGCGGCATATCCGAGAGAGTGAACACCTGGCCTTGGGCCCAGTAGGTCATACCTCGGTAGATCGCCGAGATGTCACGCAGCAGCGACCAAGCGTCAGCCTTGCTCTGCAGGTTCAAGTTGCAGATGAAGCGCGGCTCCTGGCCACCCTTCCCGTCCGGCACCAGTTGGTCGCAGTATTGAGAGATTCGGTACAGCTCCCACTTATCCACCATCCACGGCTTGATGCGACGGCCCAGACCAAAGCGATCAATGGTGGTGATGCCGTAGGTAGCCCAGGTAGGGTTGTTGGTGTAAGCCTCCTTCAACGTCCCGTCCCAAATACCACTGTACGTTCGCGAAACAGGGTCATAGTTGCTTGGAACTTGCCACTTGCGAGCCTTACAGCCTACGGTGACCGCCGGAATGCTGCGAAACTGCTCGGCTGAGAACTCGATGTAGAGCAGCGCGGTGTTCGGATAACGGATCTTTGCGTCGATCACCTCGGTGAATCCCGCGATCTGCATGATGTCAGAAAACTTGCCGGGACTATTTTGGTTTACCGTCAGCCTCGTTATGCGCATCAGCCAGCCGGTGGTGGACTTCGGCAAGTCAATTCGACGGGTGCGCTCGTATAGGTTTGTGGTCTTCCCATCTACCGCCTCGTTCAAGACCTCCTGGTAAACCCCGCCATCGGTTGCCAACTCGACTTTGTACTGAATGCGATAGCCGTTGATGTTGTTATTTGCATCGACGGACTGAAGCGCCGGCCAGGCAAACCGCACGCGCACAGCGGAAAGCTGAGTGTTGCTGATCGCCCTAATCCACGGGGTTCCGCTGCGCAGTTCGGTGTTGATAGTGGTCTCGTTCTCGACCGATGGAATGCCCTGGATATAGGCCTGGTCCACGGCCCCGGTGCGCCACTCCCACTTGACGTTCGGGAAGTTCATGTTTCCCTGCGGGTCTTGCAGCGGAGTGTTGTCGAGGTAGATGTCCCTGGCGGTTGGTGTGCCTTCGAATTCACCCTCGCCCACGGCGATGAGCATTTTTGCAATGGCAACCGAGCGCAGACTGTCAGGGGCTTCCGTTGGCGTTTTAGGCTTCTCTTCGCCGCCCTTGGCGCCGTGGATGTCGATCTTGCTGTCGTCGCCCATCTTTTTCTCCAGGCAATAAAAAACCGCCTCGTGGGCGGCTGCAGTGCTGTTGGTTGCGGCTACATCTGATCTTCGGCGTATATGGCGGCACTGATGATCGCCCCGCCCCAGCGGCGCTCGCCGATGCAAAGCGGTACCGGGTTGCCCGAGGCCGTGGTGTTCTTGGCGCTACCGAAGGCGTAGCCCGGAGTATTCTCGGGCGCGGCGCTGGTCTTGAGTCCGCCAGCCTGGGGGCTGAGCATTTGAATGACGCCGCCAGCGACAAGCCCGATGCCTGCACCTATGAGTGGTGTGCCGAAAGGCGTGGCCGAGAAGATCACCCCGACCACAATTAGAATTGCACCGACAATCGTTTGAAGAATGCCGCCGCGCTTGCTGCCCACTACTACCGGGGCAATTCGGATATCACCGGCACCGTTGTAGGTCAGTTCCTTTTCTCCGATGTTTCGTTTGTCGCGAAAGACTGCGAACTCTAGCCCGCGCGACTTAGCGTTCGACAGAAAGCGCTCAAAACCAGGGATCTGGACGCACAGCGCCTTAATGGCTTCGGCCGGCGACTTTACGGCGAGTCTGAACGAATTCCCGAACTGCCGGAGTTGCCCGTGCAAGCGGATGGTTGTCAATGGCTGGTAATTGATTGCTGAGGCCTGCATAGCTTTCTCCCGGCGTAAAAAAACCGCCCGGAGGCGGTTCATGAATTTCGCTTTTCAGTTGTAGTCGACATAAGGGCCTATGTAGAAACCGCCTATATCGCCGCTAATCCTGTAGAGGCTTTCCTTTCCGGGTTGCACGGTGGCTGCGATGGTACGGATGGCCGCGCCAGCACATAGACCGGAACCTGCGAGACCCGCACCGAGGCTTGGTGAGCCAGGGGGAAGGAAGAAGGTAGCCCGTTGACCTGTACCTATTTTCGCCGCTTTGCGTCCATCTACATACACGACGATATCGCAGCCCGAGCCTACCGCACCGGAGTCGCGCACAACCGTGACTTTTCCGCTTTCACCCGAGGGCTTTGACTGAAAGGCGTAAAGCTCATCGGACGGGACCGGCTTCGCATCCCTAACCGATATCGCCGATGAGGCACACCCCGCCAGCATCGCCACCGCCGCCGCCGCTATCAAAATCCGCATGATCGATCCTCGTCCTTAAAGTGCCGACTGTATCACCGAGCGTCACGGTGGCGAAGAATCAGGCGTGCACGGTCATGCCAGGGCCCACCGTAGACGATGATCTCGGACGGCCTGCCGTAAAGGTGGTGCAGCATGAATGGCCCAGGGCCGAAGGTAGCGGAATCCTCACCAGGCAGCGCCGGATCGGTGCCCAGGTATATGCCTGCGTGGTTCGGGTGCACCGTACGGCCAACCTGCATAACGATCATGTCACCGCGCTGGGGACTGTCTACGCGCAGGAAGCCGGCAGCCTCGTAATACTGTTCGTAAAGACTGGGGTTTTCCGCCCTCTCCCACCAGCCATCGATGCGCTGGAAGGTTTCAAACTCAAGCCCCCACTCGCGTTGATACCAATCTGCGCATACAGCCCAACAGTCCCAAACTCCATGAACAAACGGACGCTTGAGCAGCGGCACGGCGCCAGACGGCGTGATCGTCCTGAGGTCTCCTTCGGGCCAGGAGAGAATGTGCCAGGGCAGCGCCGTGGCCTCGCACATGGCCAGGTCGTGCGGTGACGGCCGGCTGGTGGCGTCCGGGTGGGAGTGGACGATGCCGATCACCTCGCCCAGGTCTTCCGCAGCGGCGTAGTCCTCTGGATCAAGCCTGAACTCTTCGTGAGGCTCCGTGGAGATGTTCTTGCACGGGAAGTACTTCTGCGCGCGGCCCATGGCAAGCAACAGACCGCAGCACTCTCTCGGGTACTCGGCGGCGGCGTGCGCCTGGACCGCCGCAACGATGTGCTTGCGCATGGTCAGCTCCGGGCTATCAGGGAAACGGCGGGAAATCCACCAAAGGACAGTTCGTTGTTCTCGCCGAAGCGCAGCTTGCAGGACGATAGGCAGCCCTTGCATTGGTCCCGGGCGGGATCGGTCGTTGGGTTGTCCTCGTCGTCAAACATCGCTGGGCCGGTATAGCCGCAGTCCGGCCCGCGGTAACCGTTGGTCATGGCCCAGTGGCAGAAGGTCGTCATCTGTCGCCCAGGCAGCCCGTGGTTATCGATCTCGCCCGGTGAGGATAACTCCCAGACCACCGCCTCGCCGTCTTCGCTGGTTTTCTGGTCGATGTACCAGATCTCCAGCGCCTCCTGGGTAGGGTCGGCCGTTGCGTTACCTTCTGGAAAGTTCACCGCATCCAGGTACTGGGCCAGGGTCTCGCGAACGGTCAGCTTGAACTTGAGCATGTCCTCGAAGGCCAGGCACAGCGCTGTGACACGGCCATTGATGTTGCCGGCGGCGAACGTTGGCCTGGTAGCCGATCCATCGCTGTTAGAGCCAATACCTTCAACCTGCACAGGCCAGGCGGCGTACTCGGCACCCTGCCACCAGATCGACTTGGCTGGGAGCTCCTGTTCCGAACCTTCATAAGCCAGAAGCTCGTCCGGCGTGTGCGGTATGGCGTGACCGTGAAAGCGCAGATAATCGGCGCCGTATTCAGTCCCGTCGATTTCGAACAGGCGAATCTCGCCGCCGGGCTCCAGTTTTTGGATGTCCGCGATCAGTGCCATATATAACCTTTATGGTTGGAAGTTTTGTTCGAAGGTTGCGGTGAGCGTGTAGTTTTCCGCGCCGTGGGCGGTGAGCTGATATCCATCACATTTGTATAGCCCCAGCTCACCAAGCGGCGGCGTCCACAAAAAGCCTCTGGCGCCCTTATGGGCGTCGATGAAGTCCATTATCTGCTTGGTGCGAACGCCATCACCGAGAAACGTGAGCGGCCAGGACTGCGATTTGTTGTTGATGCCATCGCTTACCGATTGCGCGTAACCATCGCCAAAGCCTTTGGTGCGTACCCGGAATTTTGCCTGGCCCTGCGGGTCAGTCCTCGGGCACCAGGTGAACCTTTCAAGCGCCATAGTTGATTACCCACTGATTGCTCTTTTAATGCTGCCGCCCTGCCCCAGGTCCTTGCGAATCAGCTGACGGTAACGCTGGTCAACAAAATCACCGAGATCCTTCCCGAACTGCTGATATGCCGGGTCATCCGCTGTAGAGCTGGTAGTCCCATCACTTGCGACAGTCACGGTCACGTTTATCTGGGCAGGAGCGCCCATAGCGCCAGAGCCGCCACCAACAGCCCTCACACCAAGAGCACCACTCGCTGTTCTGGTCAGCGGCATGATCGCCTCTGGCCCAGCCTCCCCCATCAATCCCATGCCCCCGGCCATCCCAAACGCCGTTGGCTTGCTGACGATAGAGTTTGTGAATGCGCCACCATCGGCGAACATCTGCACGCCACCCGACCAGGCGCCGCCCTTGGCTTGTGGGAAGTAGCTTCCGGAGTAACCCCCAGCAGACGCCCCCAAGTTGGACGAAGTGGCACCAGCAGACCCGGCTGCAAGCCCATTGCCGCCAGCGGCCGTACCACCGAAGTAACTGGCGGCCGCACCGACCAAGCTGCCCAGCAACGCCGAACTTGCCTGGCGGGTCGCGATACGCGCCATATCGGCCAGAATGGATTTGGTGAAGTCGGCAAACGACGCCTTACCGGTGATGGCAAAGTTCACCAGCGAATCTTCCATGGAGCTGAAAGCGTTGCTGAACATGCTTTTCGTCTGGCCGGCGACGTCTTTGGCGCTATCCAAATAGTCCTGCCAGGCGCTCTTCGCGCCGCTTGACCAGTCGCTTTGCGCAGAGTCCATCTGCGCCCATCCCTCCTGCATCGCAGCCACTTGCTTCGGCAGGTACGCATTTGTCAGGTCAATCTGGTCTTGAAGGGCTTTGCGCTGAGTGTCAGTTGTAGCTGTTGCAAGCTCGGTCCGAAGGGAAAGAACTTTATCGTTGGTCTGACGCTCAAGCTCCAGGCGCTCGAGATAGCGATCGGACTCCTTGCTGCCCATGCCGACGGCCGCAGCCTGTGCCGCATACTGCTCGCGCTGATTGTTGAGCTGCCGCTCCAGGTCAGCCTGGAACTGCATCGCCTGGGAAAGCCCGGTGGCGGCGTTAACCGCCTCGTTGAACTGGCTCGCCAACCAAGCGGTGGCTTTACCGTACTGCTCTTTGGAGATTTTTCCGTTTTTCTCCAGCAGTGCGATCTGTCCGGTCTGCTTGCTGAATTCGTGCGCCGCAGCGTTTACCGGATCATAGGTCTGACGGAGCTGATCAAAAGCCGTGGCGGCCTCTTTGAGCTGTGCCTTGAGCTTGCTCTGGGCATCCGTGGCGGCTTTAGTGGAGCCGTTGAGCTGGGCGACCTGCTTGTCGATTGCCTCAATTGCGCGCCTGTAGCGATCAGCGTTGGCGGGATCTTTGGCCATTGCTGCAACGAGCTCGGCACGGTCCTCCTGCAATTTGTTCAGGCGATCATAAGAGTCGAGCAGTTTCAGTGATGCCGCGGTGGTTCCAGTAAATGCCGCGGCGACTTTTTGCTCTTGTTGCTCAACCTGCTTATTTCCCTCAACCAGCTTCTGATCGCCCCAGCCGCGCAGATCGCTATAGGCCTTGTAGCTAGCCAGGCGTTCATCTGATGCTTTCTTGGCGGCCCCAAGGTCCTGCCCGAACAGATCGCCAACGAACAGCGTTGGATTGGTGGCGAACTTGTTGAACGCGCCCTGTGACTTGTTATAAGCGTCCAATGACCGGTTGGTGGCTTCCTCATCCGACACCCCTGCAAGGTGCCGTGTTTTCCGGTCGGTAGAGAAAAAGGATGTGACCTGCTTCAGATCATTGGCCATTGCGCGCAAGTCGTTGGGCAGTTGTGCCAGGCCGCTTGCGGCGGCGCCGGTCAACTTCACAACCAGCGCGGCCAAGTCTGCCATGCCCTGCTGGAACGCTGGATCCTTAACGATATCGCGCAAGCCATCGAGCGAGTTTTGCAGGGGCCCCATATCAACGTTTGCGAGCCCGGACACGAACTCGTTGCGCAACCCTTCGACCTGGAACTGCAGGTCTTGGATGATTTCGTTTGCGCGCACCAGGTTCGCGATCTGCGCAGGATCCATTGCGATCCCGAAGTCCTTGGCCTGCGCCAGGTACTTGCGCAGGCTCTCGCCCCCTTTATCGAGCAGGGGCAGCATCCGCGAAAGATCGTTGCCAAGGCTCTCGAGAATGTTGATTTTCTCGGACTGCGTTGAGACCTTTTTAAGGCCGTCGGCGATTGCCAGTAGCTGCTTGTCGGGCGCCATTCGCGCCAGCGCTTCGGCTGACAACCCCAGCTTTTTGAGACCATCTATGGCCTCCCCGCCGCCGGTGATAACTGCGTCGCCGATCTTGTCGCCGATATCCTTGAAGATGTCGGCCATCTTGTCGCCGCTGAGTCCGGCGCGCTCGGCGGCATACTGCCACTGCTGCAAAACGGTCGTCCCGATGCCGAGGGATTTGGCCCAACGGTCGGTCTCGGTAGTCGCCGCCGCAGTGTTTTTAAGCATCACCAGCGAAGCGGTACCCACACCCAGGGTTGCGGTCACCACGGTTGCAAGTGCGCCGCCAATCTTCTTGCCGGCGGCCTCGGCACGGGCCTCCATCTCCTTCATGCGCTTTTCGGTGAGGCGGCCAGCCTTATCCATGCCCTGCTCGAAACCACCGATGCGCGCAATCAGGTCCAGCGTCAGCGTGCCGAGTGAACGAGTAGCCATGGGCTATTTCCTGTAGGTGCGCAGGTCATGCCCATTCGGCCATGGCCGTCTCGAGCGATACCCCTGCTTTTTCTTGGTGAGGCATGAAGTCAATCAACTCTGCGGTGCCGCCGCCCATCCGATTGACCTGCAGCGCAATGATCGCGCCCATCTGCTCGGATCGAGCCGCCAAATTGAAGGACCCATGTTTGTTTCTGTACGCAGCCCAGGCCATGGCCTCGGGATAACTGATATTGGTCTTGGCCTCTGCCACTGTTCGCCCGCCGACTCCGTTCAGCACCAGCTCATGCCAGAACTCATCGGCGGCCGTTAGTTTTTTGTGCGGTCCGCCCCGGTGTTATTAACCTCGTGCACTGCGGCAAGAATGGCCCAGCCCAGACCAGGGTTCAGGCGGTAAGCGTCCTCGTAGGAAATTGCCTCTTCGCCGTTTTCGCCGAGCGTCACGCAAGTGGAGATGTACTTGGCGTTACGGCTCTCTTCTGGCTCATTGGCAGAGAAGAGCTTTTCGATCATGCCGAAGGACTGTGGCATTACAAAAATCGAGAACTTGTCAGTGACAGGTTTGCCCTTGGCGTCTTCGTGTTTCCACACAACCGCCTTTTTTACCATGGCGCCGCCGACGAGACCGCCGGCAGCTTTCAGTTCAGTCAGATTCATGTTTCGCCCTTATGTGGTTTTCTTGATCCAGGCGGAACCGCCCGAACGCTGAATGGTTGCAGTGGTGGTCACAACGGTGTTTGCCGCGAACGAGAACGGGAAATCCGATACGTAACCTTCGAACACGAACCAGGTGCGCGTGGCCGGCAATTCGAAATCATCGCCGTCAGTTTCAAGCGTTGGCAGCGCCGTACCATCAGACCAGCCCACCGCCCACTTGATACTGGTATCGCCGTCAGCCTCGGAAAGCTGATGCAGGCGAATATGGCTGGCGTTGTTGGGATCAGCATTCAAGCCCAGGGAAGCCTGGCCAGGGGTGCGCAAGCCCTTCTTGTAGCTGCGCTCCTTGGCGCTCAGGCACGTATCTTCAATCTGGTCAGCCGGCGCGCCGCCTGGGTCAAAGCTGGTGGCACACTCTACCTCCATGACGGTATAGGGGCCGGTGCCGGACAGCGGTGGAACGAGGGCAAAGACCTGCGTGCCCTGGGTGAGAATGGACATAGGTGTCTCCTGCGGACAAAAAAATACCCGCTCATGGCGGGCTTGGGTTTGGGGCTTGGTTATCGGCGGACGATCCAGTCCACGTCGAAGCTGTATCGATACAGGCCTGTCTCCGCGTCCTTGGTTTCACCGTTGTAGCTGGTAATCGTTGCGCTCAATTCGACTGCATATTCAATGGCGTGCCCAGCGGCCCGAGCTGCGGTGGCGGTGGTTCCGTAAACATCCACCTGAAGGCCGTAGGCCTCTGCATCGGGGCGTCCAGCCAAGAAGTTTTCCGGAGAGCCGTTGACCACCTGCCATACGCAATACGTTCCCGCAGGCGTGTCAGGCGCCATGCCGAACAAATAGAGACGCGTCGGGTTGGTGCCCAGCAGCGCCGTGACGCCAGGATCAGCAGCAGCAACTTGAAAGATTGGCGGATACTTCATTGCGATGCCTTTTTGGCTGCACGCTTTAGGGCGCGGTCGATGGCTTTCTCGTACTCGGTTACGAATGTGTCAGTCGCTGCGCTGATATTGTCGGCAAGGGCTTTACGCATAAAAGGAGAGCCGTGCATTTTTACAGTCCCAAACTCCCAGAGCCTCCAGTGGGGGGTTGGCCCATTGGCTGATAAATCAGGTGTGGTCCCTTTTTTGGGAAGCACCGCGCCATGCAGCACACCGACCCGAAAGCCGAGATTTCCTGTCTGCTTAAACAGCCGCCCATTCCAACGAAGCGCGATGTTTTTGGCGATCGACCGGCCAGTAGCCGTGTCGTCCAGCTTCTCGGCGCCCTCCTTTGCCTTGTTGGCCACCAGTTGAGCAGCCTTACGCAACGCTGAGCGCCCGCCTTTGCGCTTTAGGTCGTAAGTAACCGCCTCAAGCTTGCCGAGCAACGAATCTAAACCATTAATGCTGAACTCCACGCCGTCAGCCATCGTTCACCCCTTCGCTGCAGGGCAGCGTCAGATACTCCAGGCCGCTAACCTTGTCAGCCAGAACACCCTCAACGTTGTAGATCTTGTCGCGGTGCAGAATGCGCATTGTCGAGTCGATGCCGGTGCGATATCGAATGACGATGCGGGCTGACACCTTTGACTGATTTGCTGCAGCGGCAATAAAGTCTCGAGCAGATAACGGCTCTATACTTGCCCAGGTCTTTGCGACCTCAGCCCAAGAAGGAGTCATTTCCCCTGTAACAGGGTCCTGCGTGTGCTCGGGACGCTGGATGATAATTCGATGTCGAAGATCGCCGGCCCTCATACATTCACCCAGCGGTGAGGCTTCCAAAGCGCATTGGTTGCCATTGGCAATTCCGCAGTGATCGTTCCGATCACCACCGTCTCGCGGCTGCTATACCAGTGCCCGATCAGCAACAGCGCTCCTTGCTTAATTGCCTTGGTCATCAACAGCGCATTACCGACCGGATCTGGCAAGGCTGCCTCTGGATCGACCAGCGTGCGATTGGTCCAGGTCTCAAACGCGCTGAGGGCTGCATCCGTGTAGCCCTGAATCAGCGCATTCTCGTCGTCATGGTCGACCCGTAAGTGAGCCTTGACGATGGGGAGATCAATCAACCTTGGGCACCAATGCTTGAAGGGCTTCTTTGTTGGCGGATGGATCGAACTCGATCCCTTTGCCGGCGAGCCAGGCCTTCAGATCGGGAACCTTCATCTTTAGCGGATCGGTTTCTTTCTGAGCCTCGATCGCAGCGTCGATTTCTTCCTGAGAGCTGCGCGATGCGTAACCCTCGGGAGGGTAATTCACTGCCAGGTAGCCCGCCTCAACAAACTCAGCAACTGTAGGGCCATCCAGTTTCAGGCCATTGGCATCCAGTTGATTGGGGTAACACGCCACGCCCAGGTGCTCGACCGCCACCAGCGCGCACCGATCCGAGACTTCCTGCTCGCCAGCAGGAACCTCAACCACATGGTTGCCGTCCTCAGAGAATGGGAACGGCTTCTTCACAAGAATAATCGGCATAAATCCTCCGGTAGGCTGGGTGCCCGTAGGCACCCGCCGATTTAGGCAGCGGCGCTCAGGGTGAGAATCTTCACGGCCTGGGAGTCAACCAGCATGCCGCCGACACGCTTGGTAGTGTAGAAACCAACGAACGGCTTGTTGGTGTATGGGTCGCGCAGCACGCGGGTGCCGATGCGGTCGACAATGGTGTAAGCGCGCTTGAAGTCACCGAATGCAATGGCATTGGCGTCAGCCGCAACATCTGGCATGTCTTCGTTTTCGGTGATGCCGTAGCCCAGAAGGACCGACGGCGCACCCGCTTCCAGGCCTGGGCGCCACAGGTAGTTGCCCTCGCTGTCCTTCAGCTTGCGGACATAAGCAACGGTCAGGTTGCCCATCATCCAGGTGCCGTTAGCGCGGTAGCCTGCCTTGAGGGCGTGAATCAGGTTGATCAGGCTGTCGCCAGTGATCGCGCCAGCAGTGCCAGAGACGAGCTTTTGCAGAACACCGAACGCACGTTCGTCGTCGGTCTTCAAGTCGAGGCCGTAAGCCAGCATACCTTTTGGCTTGTTGATGCCATCACCTTTCGTAAAAGCACTGCCTTCCTTCTCGGCGAAGTCGCGAGCAACCTCGCCATTTAGCCAGCCCTCGGCATCGAAGAAGATGTCGTCAAGACTGGTCTGAGTGGCTTGCGGGTTGGCGTACAGCTCACCCATAAACGCAGAGATGTTGCCGAGCTTTGGAGTGTTGGTTGCCGGACGAGGGTCGGTTTCACCCACCCAGCCAGCACCGTTGCCGCCGAGGTTAACCAGGCGTTTGTAGTCTGGGCTACCAACAGTGATCTGATTGCAGACCTGACGCATAGGCGACGTATCGCGCAGCAGTTCGATGATGCTGCGGTCCAGTTCTTCGGGAACCGCAAAACCGCCATCGGCATCAACGCCGACCTGCAATGCCTTGGCCTGCAGTTCGCCCAGGCCAGTCTCGGTACCCTTGCGCACGAACTGCATGAATGCGGCCTTGTGCTCACTGGCGGCCTTGGTGCCGGTACCGTCTGGGCGCTTGAGAGACAACAGCTCTTTTTCCAGATTGCTTTTCAGCTCATCCAACTCGCTCAACTTCTCGTTGAGGGTATCGACCTGGCCGGACAGCTTGCCCTTTTCTTCTTCCAGGCCATCAATGCGCTTGTCATTGGTCTTTTTGAATTCGTCGAACTTCTTGCCCAGGGCTTCGGCGACGTCATCGATATCTTTCTTTTCAACAGCCATGAGAGGCTCCTTAAATGCGGGTCAGTAAAGATTTGAGGGATTGCATTGCATCGTCGGCATCCGCCTCTCGCGGTGAAACTGCGCCGTAGCCCTTGGCCATAAAGGCCTTGGCCTGGGAGCCAGAAAACCCAACCTCTCGAAGGGCTCGCTCCACTTTGCTGGGCGGCGGTGTTTCGCCGCGGGCCAGCAGAGATTTCACATCAGTGATCCGGGCCTCATCGTTGGCCGGGAACGTGACCAGGGAGAGCTCCCAAAGGTCGATTGCCTTCAGAATCCAAACTCCCTTCTCCTTGTCATACTCGTAGTCATCGAGCATGTAGCCGATGGAGGTCCCGGTCAGGCTGCCTGCCTTCATGTGCGCATGGGCACGCTTGGCAAGCGGGTCATCCTCAATAAGCAGGCGCCCTTTGAAGAACAACCCCACATCGTCTTCACGCATCTCGGTGTAGATGCCGATCGGTTCGTTCATGTTGTGCTGCCAGAGCATGGCCGGCAGGCGGCCCTTCTCTTTCCACTTGGCCAGACTGGCCGTGAATGCCCCGCGAACAACCACGTCGCCGTAGCTGTCCTCGACACCAAACACAGAGCCATAGCCCTCGAACTCGCCGCTTTCGCTGACCGATTTAATGGTGAGCGGTCGGTCAAGACGCTGTTTTGTCTGCATCGTCGGCAGCCTCTGGTTTGGTAGTCATGTTCATCGGGGTTAGGTAGATGTCGCCGCCTTCGCGGGGGTTTTCGTCTTCCAGTTCTCGACAGTCGTTGGGGCTCAAAATCCCCCACTGGATGCCCTTGCCGTAAGATTCGTACCGCCCCTTCAGGTCGCCGCGCATCAGGGCGCCGGCATTGAACTTGGCGTAGTGAGTTAGGCGATCTTTCTCGTTGAGCAGTCCGACCTGAATGCGGTGCTCAATGCGGGTCATGATCGGAACCAGCGAGTAGTTCACGAAGCTCATGCCCATATGCTCAATGTTGTTAAGCGTCATCTTTTCCATGCTGGCCACTAGGTGCGGTGGCACGCGAAACAAGCCACAGATCTGAGCCTCGGTGAGCTTCTTGGATTCGATGAACTGGGTGTCTTGGGCATTGAGGCTGATCGGCTTCCAGTCCAACCCCATCTCCAGGATCATGGGCTTGTAGGCGTTTGCCACCCCCATATGTTGTCCCTGGAAGTCCTCTTTCAGTCGACCGAACGCCTCGTCTGTAAGCTGTTGCTCGGTCCGCAGGACACCACTAGTTACGGCGCCGTTGGTGAACAGCTTGGCGGCGTGAGCGTCCATCGCCTGTCCGAGCCCCAGCGCCTGACGCGCATAGGCAATCGGATTCAGCCCGTTGAGCCCATCCAGCGTGAACAAGCGAACATGCCAAATCTCATCCTGGGTTAGCGTTTGAACGCCCGATTTGAAATTGACCTTGTATTCAACTGTCCAATCATCCTTGAGCTTTGGCGTAACGATGTCCGGGTTGAGCGGTAGAAGCTCAACCACGTTGCCCAGCGCCTTCACCTTATAGGCGTAGAAATTACCGCGAAGACAAAGACACGCCACCAACATCTCCCAGAACTCCTGGGCGGTCATGTAGCTATTGGGGGCCATGGTGATCAGGGGGTAGAGCCGGTGCCCTGTGGCAGGCAATCGGACGCGGCCCGTTTGCTTCAAAAGCCTACAAGGCAGCATCCCCATCGACTCGGCCAGCACCCGCACGCAGTTGAATACAACAAGTTGCTGCATAGCGCTGGTGGTTGTTACACGTTGGCCGGCATTGCTTTCATAGCCAGCGCCCAGCGCTTGGGCAAGCTTCTCCGGCGTATCAATGACCTGTGTGTCGTTTTTCCTCCCAAGAAGTGAACGAAGCATCAGCGTCCACCTCGTACGATTGAGTACACAGACAGGGTGATCAGTAGCGCTCCACATACAGTCAATGCCAAAGGCTCACCCATCCACACCCACAACCCTCGAGTCAGCAAGGCCAGGCCAAGCACGCCGACGAGATCAGGCAAAGCCTCTTTCAGCGCCTCCAACTTTGGCGGCTTGATTTCTTCGGTCATAGGGTTCGAATTCCGTGCTTGGAGATATGGTCAGAAAGGGTGTCGTCTGGGTGCAGGTTCGCGAGAACGCGACCGATCGCCATGATCAACGCCACAGCCCCGTCAATTTTGTTGTCGTCGCCCTGCTTGATCGGGCGCACCACGTCATCGTTACCTGGAAGATTTTTCCCAATGACGTTGCCGATGCACCAGGTCATGATCGGGTTGCCGTCGTGATGGAACCGGCCCGACTCAATAGCGGCTTCCAGTTCTTTCATTGGGTCCGACATGTTGGTGTAGTTCTGGGTGGTGGTAATTGGGTTGAAACCCTCATCATCCAGATCGTGACTCAACCCAGTGGCACCAAATGGGTCGATTGGCGACTCCCGCAAAGGAGCCTGATGATTTGCCTCTTTCGTATCCTCCAAGATCTCTCGGTAATCGACCTCGGCCCCATCAGTTACTTCCAAGTGCCCGGAGTGAATCCATGCCTGAAACCGCTCAGACATCCGCTTGTTATCGGTATTGAATGCGGTGTCGTAGGGAACCCAGAACTTCGGGGCAACGCTGTAGTAGTGGACTTTCCCGTCAATCATTCGCCAGAACAGGCGAGCCCTTGAGTTCATGTCGAGCTTGCGCGCCAGGTCGAAACCCGCATTCCACTCTTGGCCCTCGAACTGCTCCAGGGTCAGTGTGGTGTCCTCGCAAGCCTTCCAGCTTTCCATGTTGTAGAAGCCGGACTTGGCACTCACCCAGAGATTTAGGTGCTTTGTCTTGAAGGTGTTGGTGAATCTGGCTGAGCGAATCGCTCTGGCCTGCTGGCTCTCCAGATACTCCTGGAACACCGACACCCCATGGTTCGGGTTGGCCTTGGCCAACATCTTCGGGTCAGTCCAGTCATCCCCCTCATCAAGCGTCCAGATCCAGCCGAACAACTCATCGTCGGGCACGGTGCCCTCGAGCATCTCGATTACCTGGCGGCGCTTGTCGTAGCAAGGACCCTCAATGTCGGCGCCGGCGGTGGTGATGATGAACATCAACGGCTGCCGCCTGGCCCCCATACCGGTGAGCATGGTGTCGTATTGGGCTGACGTAGGGTGTTCGTGATATTCGTCGACGATGGCACAGCTTGGTGAGGCACCATCACCTGGGTTGCCGATCAGCGGCTCGAAACGACTGAAGTCCGATGGGATGTTCATGTTCGAGGCGTTCACCTCAATGCCGGCGGCCTGCACCAGCATTGGCGACTTGGTGACCATCAGCTTCGCCGGGCGGAACACTTCCCAGGCCTGCTTCTCTGTCGTGGCACCTGCATACACCTCGGCACCGTACTCACCATCGGCGACGAACATGCTTATGCCAACACCACCAGCAACGACTGACTTTCCGTTCTTGCGGGGAACCTCCCAATAGCTTTCGCGGAACCGTCGGTAGCCACCCTTCTTCCTGACCCAGCCGAACGTCACCGCAATACCGAACAGTTGCCAGGCCTCAAGAGTGATCAGTTGTCGCTTGAATGCCCATTCGCCTTTGGTGTGCGGCAACAGCTGCATCAGCTTGAGCTTCTTCTCCGCCTTGGCTGGATCGAACTTGAAGCGGAATGCGCGCTTGCGGCTGGCAGCCAAATCATCGAAGTGGCGCTGCACCGCCTGGTGGATGTAACGGCACGCAGGAACCTTCCCGCGCAACAGAGACCTTCCCCACGCCATCGCCTTGTCGACATTGGGGTGGGCAGATTTGGTCATCAGGTTCTCAGCAGGCTGGCAAATTCGTTGGTTTCTTTCTCCTTGTTACCGCCGATCAGGCGCGTACGACTGGCCGGATCGAGCCCAAGCATCGAGCCGAAGGTCACGATCTGACGCATCGTTTCGTTGGCAGCGGTCAGTGCTGGGTTCTTTATCGGGCCGCCCTGCGCACCAGCCACCACGATTCCGTGCTGCTGGACTGACTCTTGGGCCATGCGCCAGTTGTCATACGCAACGCAGAACGCTTCGACGTTGTGCAGATCGGTGATCGCCACGACGTTTTCGCGCAGCAGTTCGGGTACAACCATGCGCCACATCTGGGCAGCGCGATTGCTCAACCACTCGGGCGGATCGACATCTGTGATTTTTGAAAACTCTGGCTCGGCCTTATTGAGCGCTCGCTTGCCAGGATTTCCGGCGAGCATTTTCTTGGCCGTCGGCTTGGGTTTGCGACCACGGCCGGCGACCGTGGCGGTGCCTCCCATCGCGCAACTCCTGGATTTTTAATTTCGCGGGTGTGAAAAAACGATTGAGGGCGCGGTCTAGAAGCGAAAAGGCCCAGACTTTCGACCCTCCCCCTCCCTTTCTGCGCAAATCGTTCTCATTTGGTCGTTTTCCACTGCTTTTCGGCCATTTTTCTGTTTTCAGCGCCGGGAATTGCCGAAACCACCGTCCTCGGAGGCCGTTTTGCTGGAGTGGCACGGACCACACAGGCTCTGCCAGTTGTCACGATCCCAGAACAGGGTCATGTCACCTTTGTGCGGGATGATGTGGTCAACATCCGTCGCCGCGACCACCTTGCCTCCCTGCTCGCAGAATCTGCACAGCGGATGCTTGGCCAGCCAACCAGCCCGGGCCTGCTGCCACTTATAGTTGTAGTGGCGCTTGGTGCTGCTCTCTCGGGGCTTCGCCCAGGTCGAGCTCTTGAGTAGGTGAGCGTGATCATCACAGTACCGAGGGTTACGGGTCAGGGTGTTGCAGCCCTGGGCATTGCACGGCTTCTGCGGTCTCAGCGGCACGGGGTGCCATCCATGTATGTCAGCGGGCGGGCATCAGGGTCCTGCTCGGCCTGATCCTCTGCCAGCGCCTGGATCAGTAGCGCTTGGTGCTCCTCCATCCGCTCCAGCAGCGCGGTCTGTTTCTTCATCTCGGCCAACATCTCGGCCTGTAAGCAATTCGCTTGCTCGCTCATAGGCCAGCCTCTTCATCTTGTTGAACCATTCGCGCCTGGCGGCGCATCCACTGCAAGCCATCACTCAGACTTGCGGCTGGGAAACTTGAACTCCGCAACCCGGTCAGCAAAGTCGGCCAGCTTCTTAACACCCAAGAATCCGATAAACACACCGGCAGCCGTCGCAAGGTTCTGCGGCAGTCCGAAGTACTCAAGGACCGGGATCAGTCCGATCGTGATCAAGGTGCAGATTGCGGCCTCGAGCAGAGCCTGGCGCCGGGTCCCGCCGCCGTAGATGATCCTGATACCAGCCATCAATGCAGATAAGCCTGCGGCATATAGAGTCGGCGAATGCTGACTCAGCCATGCAAGCACGATGAGCCAGGTATCTGGTTTGTCTGGCATGTTCGACATCTCAGGTTCCTCCCTTTCGGGGAGTGAATAGATCAGCCCCAACGGCACTCCCAGCTCAGCGCGATGGGTGTGGTGGAGCCGAAAACGAAAAAGCCCCGGCAAATGCCGAGGCTCAATGTGGGTGGAGATGGAGACCCTGTCAGGTCTCTGTCGTGGCGTTTCCCCCCAGTCCCCACGCTGACTGTTACCCCTGCACGTTGCCGCCGGGCTTTGATCATCTCCAGAAAACAAAAAGCCCAACTTAGGGTTGGGCTTTGCTCGCGGAAAAACCGCAAAGTAACTGAAATCTATATGCAGGGACCGGGCCTGTCAAGCAGCCTGACGACGAATATCTAATGCCCCGTCAATCCACGCAATTCCCGCCTTCCAGAGCCCACGTGTCTTCTCTTCGCCGAAGCCCATCTTCTTTCCAACGTCCATTAAGGAGCTGTCGAGCCTGGTGTAGTACTTCATCAGCACCTGGCCGCATTCCGGGTAGCGCTTGAGCAGTCGGCCCATCAAGCCATCGATCATCAGGGCATCGTCATCGGTGATCATTGGCGACAGGACAGTGTTCTCACGAGAGGCGCAGCACGAAACACCAGAGCCCAGTACAACCCAGCGGCCCCAATGCTCCAGCAGATCCTCAGCGGTGCGTTCTCTAAAGCTCGGTGTGAAGGCCATGGCTCAATCCCCTGTGTAGTTGGTGGCGCCTGGGCCACGGCGGTTGTTTTCGTCGTACTGCTGCTGTTCGCCTGATTGCTGATTAACTCGATTGCCAAAAGCGATGATCCGTTGCTGATAGATATTCAGCATGAGCCCGAGCTGGGTCACCATTATCTCCACCGGCAAAGCTTCGCCAGTCTCCGTTGATACCCAGCCGGAGGCGTGGCATTTGGTGCACGGCAGTTCGTGGAAAACGCCTTTGGTGACCGCCTTGCCTTTGCAGATGGGGCACCACTTCAGCGGTGTTGGATTGGCCTTGAAGGCGGGGCCGTGCTGCCTTTTCATCATTTTTAAACCTCGCCCTTAACAAATTGTGGTTCTGGCTCGCAGGCCCCGCCGTTCAAGGCGTCTACGAGGTTTTGCGAATCTTCATATCTAACACCTGTCTGCATGTGGATCGCCTTGAAGCCACGCTGATCTAACCAGTTGTGCCACTTCATCAGGGCAAGGCGGCGCTGCTCCTTGGCCTGGGTGTTGATGTAGGTGGAGGCGATCTTGCCCAGGGAGTGGTTGAGCAGCATCTCGCCGATGTGGCCGTCGACGCCGAGGTCAGTCCACGCGGTACGGGCCACCTTGCGCAGGTCGTGACTGGTCCAAGCGCCCTGCCCTAGCCGTGTGAATACCGCGCTCGCCTGGTGATCACTGAGTGCCTTGCCACGGCGTGACGGGAACAGGAGCGGCCCTTCGTAGCCCTGGGTGTTTTGCCGGATGCGGTATAGCTGTAGGAGCGAACACACCTGATCGGTCAGCGGTACCCGCAGTTCGGTCTTGGTCTTGGTGTGTTCTGCCGGGATGAACCACTCACGCTCTGGCAGCGCGATGTCGGCCCAGCGGGACTGGCGGGTCTCGCCGATCCGGGTGCCATGGCACAGCATCATCAAGGCCAGCATGGCGTCACCCGGCGCACTGTCGAAGCGCTCGGCCAGCAGGCTCACCAGGTCCTGCAACTGCACGTCACGCAACCGCGCCGGCTTGGGCAGGATCCGCGCCGTGGTGAAGTTGACGAACTTCATTTCCGCCATCGGATTGACCGGGATCAGGTCCAGCTTGCGCGCCTGACGGAAGGCCACCGCGAGCAGCCGGTATAGCTGCTGCACGTAGGACAGCGATAGCTCAGCCTGGGCCGGCCACATCAGCAGCTTGTCGAGGGTCTGGGCGCTCACGTCACGCAGTAGCAGATCGTCCAGGCGGGGCTTGAGCTGGCAACTGATAGCCGACTTGCCCGCAGCTCGGCGCTTGTCAGACAGCGAACGCGACTTGGCCATGCGATCACCGAACCAATCGAGCAGTTCACCCACGGTTACCCAGCCAGAAACACTGGCCGCGCCGTCGGCAGCGACCCGCAGGCGCACCGCCGGCAGTGCGGCGATCACCTGCTTGGTATTCAGCTCGGGAAAGCCGCCGATGCGATGCCATTTGCGCTTGTTGAGCAGGTACCAGGAGCCGCGTGTGCGATTCTTGGCGAAACGGAAGTGCAGCGCCGGGTGGCCGGCGTCCCGCAGGTCGCGCACATGCTCAAGCTTGGCATTGCGGGCAATCTCGGCATCCGACAGCTTCACCGTCAGGGTTTTGATTTGGGTGCTCAAGCGCTCACCTTTCCTTCTTTGATCAAAATGGCCTGAGTCCGCAAGACGGCCTCGGCGTGATAGAGGCGGATCTCGTCGTAACTCATGCCCAGGGTGTTTCGGTTGGTGCGGCCATCGCTCAGGCTGTGGCAGTACTCGCAGGCCCAGGCCCCAATCAGGTCCGGCGGCTTCATGCCCGTTCCGCAGATCCCCGCCAGGCGGTAATGGGCCAACACAACGGTTTCGGTGTCGCCAGGACAACCCGGCAGGCGGACCTGGCAATCTCGCCCGCGCGCGGCCTTGGTCAGCTTGGTCTGGCGGGTCATGGGGCAACCCTCTGGACAGTGCGAAGATCAACCACTTGATACGTCTCTGGCCACATCCCTGAGCCGTATCGAGCAGCCATGTTGCGGTCAGCAAAAAGCGCCAGGGCATGGTCCGGCGTATCGCCCAAGTCGAACTTGAACGAGCAGCAAAAGACGGCGTATGGATAGAGGTGAGGGTCGGGCGTTGCTAGGAGGCGATCAGCCACGGGAACCTCCCGCAAGTTGGGCGCGGAGCTCGGCCAGTGCTCCCCTCCCCACTTCTGGGGTGATCCGCCCGTCAACCTTGGCAGGCAACGCCTTGGGCATGGGCTGAAGCGGCAATCCATCAAGCAGACGGCGAGTTGTTATCGTGTAGTTACGCTCGAATAACTTGAGGCTGAGCGCAGTGTCGAGCTTGTTCAGGCTCTCAAACCCGCACTCTTTGGCCGTGTGCCATACCGCGTCGTGCGACCACTTCCCCTGGCCGGCCATGCTCGGGTGAGCATTTCGGACCGCTTCGCGGTGAGCGGCCGCAAGCGATGGCAGTCCGAGCATTTCGGGCGACGGCTTGCACCACTCGATGAACTGCCCAGGGCTAGGGATGAAATCGGACACCTGCTTACGGGCCTTTATCATGCCGAACTCGATCTGCCCCTGAGTGTGAATGCCCTCGTCGAGGAACGCCTGCATCCACTGGACCTTCGCAGCCCGGTAGGTCTCCTTATCGGGCCATGCCTGGCGCCAGGCTGAGCGGATAAGGCGAAGCTCAGTGAATAGGTCGTTGATTGCGGAGGCCATTTGGCGGCGCCCTTCGTCCTGGGGCGAAGCGCTTTCGTCTGCCGAGATAAATTCGCCTGCCTTGGGGTTGGCCCAAAGGCCCTGGGTTACGACGGATACCTGCTTCATCACGATTGCACCCCGTTCTGCCAGTCAGTGCTGTCATCGTCGAACTCAGACGCTGGTACGGCCTTCTGTCGAATGGGCGTGACGTTGTTCGCTGCAGCGCGAACCTTGTCGTTGTTCACCCACTTGACCAACATGCTCACCCATTCGGCTTGGGTATTTACTTGGTGTTGCGGTTCATAGTGAGCAGTGAACGCGATGCGCACCTCTTCGGTGAACAGGTCGAGGGCCAGGCCACGGTGGAATGCGTAGGTGGTCAGTAACTTTTCGTCCGGCACCCAGTCGAGCGTCATCTCGCTGGGCATTCGAGGGTCAACAGGCTCCTGCGCAGAGATAGGGTTTTGATCTTCTCTTCTCTTCTCTTCTTTAGGTAACGCGCCGCTAACGCTTGAACCGTTACCTTTTGCGTTACTTGCCTTGTGGTTTGCCACGCGCTTTGCCGTGAGAAGCCTGTTTTTAGCGGTCTTGCCGTTGTGTCGGTCGAAATGAGGAAGGCTGATAACACCGTCCACCTCGATCATCCAGGCCACCGATTTCATGTGTTCGCAGAAACCGATAACGCCAACCAGACGATCAAGTAACTTTTTGCTAACGCTTGGAGCGTTACCATTTTCTGTTTGTTGGTCGAACCAGCCCCATACGCGCATCAGCTTTCCGACTACAGCATCGGGGTCGATATCGGCCAGGTCAGCGATCTGGCAGACCTCGGGCTTGTCCAAGGTGGTGAGTTCGAATTTGATCCAGTCGCCGGCCATTACGCGGCCTCCTGCAGAAGTTCAGCGAGGCGTGTGAGCCCCTTTGGGGTGATCATTGGATCGAAGGCGGCGCGCTCTAGGCCGGTCTCTGGATCAGGCTTCAGGGCAGTGACCTTATGGGTCATATATCCGGAAGTGATGCGCGGCTGGTATGCAACCCAGCGCTTGCATCCATGGCGGCGGAATATCCAACGATTCTGTTCGAGCCATGCAAAGAGCCGAGATGGTGCAATGCCAAGCTGTTTGGCCGCGTCAGTGATGCAGATAGCTCCACCAGCGGCCGCCAAACGCTTGATAGCCGCTACCTTTGGCGCCTGAACTGAAACCAGGCGCTGTAGCTCCCCGTTCTTTTCGGCCAGGTCTGCCGCGAGACGCAGCGCGTCTGGAAGGGTTTGAGGAATAGCTACGTGTCGCGACACGTTTTCTAGTTCCTGAAGACGTGTCACGACACGGTGTCGAAGCGGGACGCTGTAACCGGTCAGTAGCGTCATAACGAGATCCGGCGGGAGCAGATACTCGGTTTGCTTGCGATTGGATGAGTCGAAATAGATGCATCCAAATTTGGATGCATCTATGTTCAGCTCTGCCAGGTTGGTCTTGATGTCACGCACGACATGGTGATGCTGCTTCCCGGTCAGGTCAGCGACCTCCCGGCTGGACATAGTGACGGTATTGCTTGGAGCGACGAGTGTGTTCATAATGGCCCCACAAGTTTTATTGCTGTTGAAAAGACCGCCCTGCCAGGCGGTTTTTTTATGCCTGCAATTCAGGCTGCCTTCAGTGATTCGCGCAGGATGTGTAAGGCTTCGATGGCTTCCTGAATGGCTTTCTCGCCCTGCGCTTTCTCGTGCTGGCTGATGTGGTTGTCAGCGGCCGCGTCGAAGATCAGTCGGCCAACATCACCGCATTCGGCGGACAGGTGGCCCAGGGCAACCATCAACGGTTTGGCCACAGGCTTTTCACGGGCGACCAGCTCATAACCAAACTTGTCTGCGAGTGCCATCAAGGGCCGCATGTCGCCGGTATGCAGCAAGACACCGAACAGATGCTCGATGGTGAGGTGGTGAGCGGAGTTATCCGGGTTCGAGCGCTGCAGCAGGCTCACATGCGCAAGACACATCTTCCCCGCCAGCTCCTCTGCCCCACTTTCCTTGATGGTGGTGTGGCAAGCCCTCAAGAAATCTTCCATTCGTAAAACCTCAAATTTGTTTCCGTGGCGCCTTTGCAGTGCTAAGGCGATCATTTGGTCAATGGAATGCTGATCGGGGATGTCAGGCGGCGGTCTGCTCCGCAGCCTCGCCTGTCGCAGAAATGATCTGCCCCCATGGAAAAGATGGGCAAAGATCGGCGCGATTTACGGCGCCACCGGTCAATGCTTCGATTTGAATCGCACGCTTTGCGGGAACAGGTCGCTCGCCGGAGCACCATTGATTAACGGTGGGTGCAGTGACCTTCAGCAGGCGCGCCATTTCCACCTGACTACCCAGCAAGCGAGATGCTTCTTTGGCCGCTTCTGCTGACTTCATGAGTTCTCTCCTGGAGATTTATGCCGAATATAAGGCATTACCTTATCACGGGCAAGCCATTGCCTAACCAACAACGCAATAGGCTTAATTAGGCAATGCTTACCGGACCAGAATTAGGCGCCGCCATTGAGGCCGCGCGGATCGCCAAGGGCGTATCGAAAAAGAATCTCGCAGACGACTTCTCCGTGAAGCCTCCGTCGATACAAGGCTGGGTGAAAAACGGAAGAATCGATAAATCAAAGCTGATGGACGTGATCGCCTACTTCTCCGATGTCGTTGGCCCTGAGCATTGGGGGCTACGCCCAGGCTTCTCCTACGAAAACCTCGAGGAAGCTAACGAGGACTCTTCTGGTCAGCGCAGTAATGACGGGCAATCAATGGCTTCGTCTGCAGCGGATATGGTCCGTCAGATGTTGGCGACCAAGGGCAAAAGCCTTTCAGAGGATGCTCGGAGCAGGCTGCTGGCCGCAGCAGAGCAGAGCGACTCAGGAAACGTCATACACGTCGACTTCTCTCGCCCAGGCCAAGTAGGCGACGAGGTATGGATTGCCCACTACGACGTGCGCGCAGCGATGGGCGGCGGGCAGATACCGCACGAATTCCCAGAGATGCTTCAAGACATACGGGTCAGCCCCAAGCATTTGCGCGAGATGGGTGTCACGTTTAAAGAGCACTTCCACCTCAAGATGATCACCGGGTGGGGTCAATCGATGGCTCCGACGATCAAAGACCGTGACCCACTACTCGTAGACATCACGATCCGGGAGTTCACCGGGGACGGCATCTACCTCTTTTCCCACGACGAGATGCTGTACGTGAAGCGCCTGCAGAAGAAAGGAAAGGACCGCTTCAAGATGATCTCGGACAACAAGCACCACGACGCCGAGGACATCCGGGTGGATGACACCCACATCCTTGCTCGAGTGCTTTACGTGTGGAACGGACAACCGGTATGACGCTATGTCCTTGACCAAGCCAAACCAAGACCTTAAGCGCGACCTACAAGGCATTGCCTCCGACCTCAAGTGGTCAGCCGTAGAGCTGATGAGGGTCGCGGAGCGACTTAGCCTTGCAGGGAATGAATCGGACGCCCAGGCCGTGCTGAGGTTGTGCGCCGTGTTTCATGCGGACGAGGATCGGCTGGCGGGGTATGTGGACGAGGTGAAGGCAGGAAGGATTTTGCGGGGAAAGCCTGAATAGAAGGCACAACGGATCTGAGCACTCGATCATCACGAAGGAGCGATTTTGGTGACAATCATCAAGTTCAGTTACAGGGATGCAAAGGGCGATCTGAGTGAGCGCGAGCTGATCCAGTGGTCAGAGAACTCGCTCTACATTCAGGGGAGGTCCGCGGCAGACTCATTCCCAAAAACATTCAGGAAAGATCGCATAGTTGAGGTTTACTTTGGGGCTGAGCTGCTGCTGAACGACGCCGCGCCACCTGCTCCCAAGCTGCTGCCAAAACCACGTCCAGCGGACCTGGCTGCATCGGCCGCCACTTCCCACCATCCACAGCCAAAGACACCACCCGGCGGGATTAACCAAATTCTTTTCACTGGCTTTGCGGCGGCTCACCGCGCCGAGCTTGAGCAAAAGGCAATGGATTCAGGACTCAAAGTTATGAGCACTCCTGGAAAATCTCTGACTTTTCTCTGCTATGGCGACAATGCCGGGCCTACGAAGGTTTCGAAAGCACAGGACGCCGGAGCATTCATTATTGATGCAGAGCAGTTTCTTAGCTTGATAGCTATCGGCGAGATGCCTTAGCAGGCATAACCCCATGCATTACAGAAAGCCCGCCAGCGAGCGGGCTTTTTATTGTCCATCAGAAAGGCGCCGCCTCTTCTTCTGGCTCAAACTCGACCTCTCCCCTTCCCGCCTCCTCGACTTCTTGCTGCTCCCATCTCACCGTCACGCTGCCGTCGTCATTGAGCGTGAGCTCAAGCTCGGCCGTCTCGGCGATTACGCCCAACACCTCTTCCCACTCCCGATCCCCGTCCGCGTCAAGGCGATGAATGGTGACCCAACGCTGCGCCTGCGCGACCGGGTGATTGATCATTGATGAAACGCGCAGCCCGAGCCGTTCCATCCCGCTCATTTCCTGCCGTTCCTCCGGTGCCGCCCGCTTCTTTGCCATGAAATCTCCTCCCAGATAAATGCTGTATATCCATACAGATTAGGCGAAGCTTATATCAGGGTTGCCGAGAAAGTCATCTCCCAAAACGGAATAGCGCGCATACCTACATCATGAAAATAATTAGGCATTACCTATTTACATATGATTAGGCATTAGCTTATTGTTCTTTCCATAGCAGTGACACACCGCCACTGCTGAGCACCACCGCTCTTTAACAGTCAGCGCAACAAACAACAGACCGCATTGCCTCTACCGGCGACCGGCGAGCAGACAGGCCCGAAAGCCTGCCAACGACAGGGAAAACCCTGTACGGCTGCCCGATGGTGAAACGCCAGAACCGAGTGAACGACCCGGCAAGCAATGCGCCCCGCCCCTTCCGGCGGCAATAGGAGGGAAAGCATCACTTCTGCACCTTGGAAACAGGGTGCAGCGGGATGACAACCGAGAGGTAACAAGCCATGAAGCACGCTACAGCGATCTCCCAGCTCGAAACCCACGCATCCAACTGCGAAAACAACGCAGCCATCCAGGAGCGCGAAGGCGAACACGAAAGTGCCGCCACCAACCGTTCCAACGCTGCCGACTACCGCCAGGCAATCGAAGCGCTGCAGGCCGAATAAGCATCACCTCTGCCCATTCGATGAGTGGGCTTTGGGATGCGGACGAAAACCCGGCGCGCGCCGGCCACCTGCATTAAACCCACACAGCACGGAGGATTGGCAGCCATGTGAATCACAACGAACCCTAGACGCCACAGCGTCGACCGCGTGACGTAGGGAGGTCTACGAAACGCACTGAAAGCCCGGTTTCGACTGGGCTTTTTTATGGCTCGCCTTTACCCGTCAGCACCCTCCCCTGGGCCCACCGGCACATACCAGGCGGTCAGGGTGCTGACGAATAAACGCAACCACAACCAAGGAGTCGGCATGAACCCAGCCATCCAACAAAGCCAAGTCGTTCTGCAGGCCCTGCGGGAACGTGTTTCGCTTTCCACTTCGGAGATGTACATGAAGATCGGTCGCGACCAGCCAGTGAAGGTGCCGCGCTTCAACGTGGTGCCGCTCGGCAAGAACCTGTTCGATGTGGTGGAGCGCTCCACAGGCGTTTCCCGCGGCGCACGCACCGGCCACGACGGAGCATGTCAGTACGCCGATCAGCTCGAGCGCAACGCTGACTTCTTCAATGCGGCCAAGGCCACGTCGAAGCGCTTCGGTTGGCGGATGGTTCGCTGGACGGCCGGCTTCTCGGCGCTGCTTGTGCTGTTCGCCTACTACGGTGCGCAGCCATGATCGGCGAACCAATGCCGGATCCACGGCGCTCGATCATCGACGAGCTGAACCAGCAGATGGAAGCGTTCTTCGGCTCTGGCAAGAAAGCCCAGGTCATCCCGAACGGCGTTGGTGTTGACGGCCCCTACAACGGCACCACGGCACACCACGAGCGGCTTCGGAAAGAACGCGACAAGCTTGCCCCCGCCGTGCGCGCCGAAGCCGCCAAGGGTGCCGTGGCAAGCGTGGCAGCGAAGAACCTGGGTATGCATATCAAGCGCGTGACGCTGATCGCCCAGGAGAACGGCTTCAAGTTCGCCGACACTCCATGAGGCGGATCAACAACCAGGTGCGACAACGCCGGCGCCAGGCATGGCTTGATTTGCCAGCACATGAAATCGAAGAGGTAGGCCATGGCCAAGGACAACGCGCAGATTCAGCGGGACAAGCGCTTGAAAGAGAAGGCGCTGCTCGACAGGATCGGCGCCGAGAAACGAACGCTGATTGTCTCGAAAGCGCTCGATGACGCACTTCAGCTGCTGGGCGATCGCCACGACTTCGAGGAGTGGCAAGAAACCATATCGACCTTGCTGATCAACTTGGCAGCAGCGCCCGCCGAAGAATCTGCCCGCTTCATCACCATGTCGCGACCTGCTTTCGCAGTTACCGAAACACAGTCGCGACAGCTTGAAGAATTCCGCAAGACCGGCATCGAACCCGCATAACCCACCCTACTCGCTGCATCCGGTAACCGGAGGGCGGCGCTTACCCGGAGTAACCCCATGACCAAGCAAGCACAGCAAATAGTACTCGCCGCCGAACTCCCTGAGCGTGGCCAGCCACTGGCCGGCGGCGTGTTCATCACCCGCTACTGGCTCAACGGCGTCGAGCGAGCCCTGATCCAACTGCCTGACGAACTCGTCGGGCCCTGGGGCGAGTACGGCGTGAAGATCAAAGGCGCCGACAGCTACAGCGACGGCGAAGCCAACACCCGGGCGATGGCCGAGGCCGGCAGCGTGATCGCCATCAAGGCTCTTGAGTTGGGTGGGCACATCCCTTCCTGCCTTGAGGGGCAGCTGGTTAAGGCGGCACAGGCGGACGGCCTGGTAACGATGAACGAAGAGCGCTTCCACTGGCTGAGTACGCAGCGCTCCGCCGACTACGCCTACTTCATGGTCTTTGGAGGTGGCTGGCTCCACTACGACGGCAAGGTCAGCGAGCGGCTCGCGCGCCCTGTCCGCAGTCTACCTATTCAGTAATTCATTTCTTCATTCGTTTTTCGCAGGTGATTCCCGGGAGCGCCAGGACGGCGCTCAGACCAGAAGCTCGTCGGGAAGCGCCGGCTACCTGCAACTTATCTCGCTCACAGGAGCATCTCATGCGCGCCAATGAACTGACCACGTACACCCGTGGCGATCTGACTATCAGCAGCCCGGACGAAGGGGTGGTGCTGAAACTCGCAACCCTGGCCATCGCCGCCGCCCCAGCCATTGCGGCAAGCGGCATCCCCGCCGTCGGCGAGTGCTGGCCCGGCGAAGGTGGAATCAACGGCGGCCTGTTTCCTGGGGGCGACAAGCCCTACTACCTGATCGTGCCCACGGGCGCAGATGCTGAGTCCACCCTTGAGTGGGGTGGCTACGGCCAGGAGCTCGACGGCGCCAAATCCCCATGGGATGGCCAGGCCAACACCGCCCACCTGGCAAGCAGCAACCGGGAGCACGACCACCCGGCCGCCCAGTTCTGCGCCAACTTCGAGCGCGACGGTCACAAGGACTTCTATCTGATGGCGCGCCGTGAGGCGTCATTCCTCGAAATCACCGTTCCGGAAGTGTTCACCCAGTCTTATCACTGGACGAGCTCGCAGCGCTCCGCCTACTTCGCCTACAGCATGGACTTTGAAGATGGCTGGCTCAGCTACGGCGTCAAGTTCTACGAGCGGCTCGCGCGCCCTGTCCGCAGAAAGTTTATTTGATCATTCAATTCTTCATTCATGGGTGCGATAGCACCCTCGCTTTTCATGGAGGCCAGGGATGGCGCTGCACACGGAGTTGGAAATCCACAAGGTAGCCGAGGATCTGCTCGGGCTTTCGCTCGACCTGGTGCGCAATATTCCGCGCGACCTGAAACAGGTTGTCGGGGCAAAGATCCGGGACGAATGCTTGCAGGTCCTGGTGCTGATCGGCCGGGCCAACATGACCCGGGACAAACTGCCCCAGATCAACCTGCTGTTGGAAAGCATCTGGATGCTCAACTACTTGCTGCGAGCCCTAACCAACAGAGGGTTGATCAGCAAAGGGCAGCACGCCAAAGCAATGAAGATGACGGCCTCTGTAGGCCGACAGGCAAACGCCTGGAAGAAGTCCGCAACCGCGCCCGCTGCTTGAGGGTTAAGGCCCTCTTGCCTGTGCGCCAAATCTGGTCGAGCCGCTGACCTCTGGGTCACCGCCATGCGCACAACAGATACCGCCGGTCTAAAGCGTCCGGGCTGGTCTCGCGCAGTTTCCGAACTGATCGGCAATGCCTTCGGTTTGGCGATGTAGATAGCTCGACGGGTCGCAGCGCTCCGCCAACAACGCCTACAACATGGACTTTGAAGATGGCTGGCTCAACAACAACGACAAGAACAACGAGCGGCTCGCGCGCCCTGTCCGCAGATTTAAGTGTTGCTCCCTTCCAGTTCGAGGATCTCGTCCAGGCTTACTACGACTGCCGGCGCAACAAGCGGAACTCCGCAAGTGCCCGGCTGTTCGAGAAAGACATGGAGATCAACTTGCTGGAGCTGTACGACGACCTGATTGCCGGCACTTACCGGCCAGGCCGATCCATTTGTTTCGTGGTCACCCGACCGAAAGCCCGCGAAGTGTGGGCAGCAGCCTTTCGGGACCGCGTCGTCCACCACCTCATGTACAACCATGTGGCACCGCGCTTCTACGCCAGCTTCATAGCGGACAGTTGCGCATGCATTCCTGGGCGCGGCACGCTGTACGCCGCTACCCGCCTCGAGTCGAAGATCCGCAGCGCCAGCGAGAACTGGTCGAAGCAAGTCTTCTACCTGAAGTGCGACCTGGCCAACTTCTTCGTCGCCATCGACAAGGCTGTGTTGCGCAAGCAACTGGAGGCCAGGATCACCGAACCCTGGTGGCTGGCTTTGGCCACGCAGATCCTCATGCATGACCCGCGCGAGGATTACGAAACCCGTAGCCCGGCGCACCTGTTCAACCGGGTGCCCCAGCATAAGCGGCTGGTTGCGCAACCCGCGCGACTCGGCCTGCCGATCGGCAACCTGTCTTCGCAGTTCTTCGCCAACGTCTACCTCGATGCCCTGGACCAGTTCGCCAAGCACACGCTGCGGGCCAAGCACTACATCCGGTACGTCGATGACTTCGTGTTCCTGCATGAGTCGCCGCAGCAGCTCAATGAATGGCTCGCCGCGGTCGAAGCTTTCCTACCCAAGCTCGGCGCCAAGCTGAACCCCACGAAGACGATCCTGCAGCCTGTGGATCGCGGTGTTGACTTCGTGGGCCACGTCATCAAGCCCTGGCGGCGCACCACCCGTAAACGATCACTGGCCCAGGCACTGAAGCGCACCGCCGCAGCGCCCGCCGAGGATCTGCGCGAGACCGCCAACAGCTACTTCGGCCTGCTCAGTCAGGCCAGCCACAGCCAGAAGGACCGCGCCGCCCTGGCGAATGTCGTGCTGAAGCGCGGCAACACGGTCAACGCAGCGCTGACCAAGACCTACCAGAAAGCCTAATCCACTCCACCGCCCGGGCATGGCCCGGCAAGGAAATAACTGTGTCCGAAGTAAAGAGCTACCACGTAACCGAGGCCGGTCTCGTTGAGGGTGAGGCGCTTGGCCGCATCAATGTTGTGCTGCGCGCCGACTTCGATAGCGTGACCCGCCTGTTTCTGGACGCCGCAGAGCGCGCCGTTGCCTCGGAGCGCCGGGAGAAGGAGCTGCAGCGGCGCCTGACCGAAGCGGATGAACGGGAGGGCCAACGGGCAGCGTTGACCAATGATGACTTGATAGCGATTGCAAGAAACGCAGCACTGAACAGCGTGGATCGCTACAACTACATGCCCTGCCTTCCAGAGGAAGCCTACGCATGGGAGCCGCACTATTGGGTTATCGAGGCTATGCGCGCCGCACTCAAACCAGCAGAGCCCGCCAAGGATGAGCACGTTTGCACTGGCTGCGGTTCCAAGGGCTGGACCGCGAACTGCGCTGAGTGCGTGCCGTACTGAACCCAACTCCCCGCCTACTGCTGGTGCCTGCTGGCACTGGCACAACTGATTTGCTGAGGTATTTATGACAGCAATTACTGACCACGACATCGCGTTTGCCCAGGCTGTAGTCGCCCTTGCACGCCAGCATGGCATGACCGGCATCGACATGGGATTTCGCCAAAACTTCGACCTGTCGCAGCAGACCGGGTGCTATTGCAGTAAACGCATCACCTGGACGGAAGGTCGCCATGGTGATGACGCACCGATCAAGTTCCGCACCGAGGCAGAAGCATCAGTGCCAGAAAAGGTAGCCAAGCCATGACCACCAACCAAACGATTGACGGCGTGCCGCGTGAGGATCTGGAGCTGGTATTGATCCACGGGCACTCGACCACCGAGTCTAACGAGGCCTGGGATCGACTGCGCACCCTACTGGAGGCTGAATCGGTAGCTTGCGCACAATCGCAAGTTGAAGGTAAGCGTGAGCGATTCCAGAAGTGGGTGATGGCAACCAAGCACCCGGTATACGGCTTCCTCGATGGTCGATCTCTGGCCCGCGGCGACGACCGCACCGGTTACGCCGATGAGTATATGCAGGGCCTGTGGGTTGCGTATCTAGCATTCGGCGCCGAGCAGCCCGCTCCGGATATCAAGCTGCACGTAAACGTCAGCAACGTGAAGGTCACGGTTAACGCTGATGGAAGCTACAGCATTGATCCGGTAGTAGCTGCGCAAACCTGCTGCGGCTCATGCCCTGGCGGGTGCGTCTACGGTCTCAAAGCTTAACCACTCTCTGTAACCCCTCCCCCTTCAAAGTCAGCCGCTATAGCGGCATACCGAAGCGACGATAAGAATGCGTTGAGAGCCTAGATCGGGTGCTCAGATTTATCGCTACCGAGATTTTTTGCGCCACTACGATCTCGAAGAATTTTCTTAATAGCCAGCTTGGCGTCTGGATCACCGCACTCAGCCATGCATTCCAGACAATCACCCCGCAATCCATGAGTTCAGGGCGGGTATTTAAGGGCCGTTGGCATATGCTGCATTTTTTCATTACGTGATCCTCAGCCGGGATTATGGGCAGAAATCTCCGAGGCTATCCCGTGCAATTTGAACGGCGTACTCAAGCAATTCTAGGGGAACACTTGGCTCAAATAGGGTCACCTCGAAACGCAGGGTTTCGTCATTCCGGAAAATCTCGAACATCTGCGTTCTGTCACCTTCCCAGCACTCTAAAGCCAAGCCGTCATGACCTATGACGACGCTCGAAGCACGGCAAAAACGGTATTCAATTCCGTGTACGACCACATCTCACCTCCATTTCTAAGGAGGCAACGATACATCTCCCCTCTATGAACTTGATAGCCGCTATGGCGGCAAGGACGAAGTCATGCCTGAAGAAATCAACAAAGCGTGGCCGGACCACTTCCGCTATATCGACACCATTGGCCCGGAAGGCTTGGAGGTGCACTGCATCACCTATCGGGTGATCGGCGAGACCGCGCAGTGTTTCTACATCGGCGATACCCATACATGCGACCTGGTCAAAGGCCCGCAATACAGCTGGACCGCTGAGGCGGTTAAGAAGCGCAGAAAGCGCGTGCTGAAAGACGGTGGCAACTGGGGCCGTCGATTCGCCTACACCGACAAGGCGTTGGCACTGCGCTCTTACAAGGCACGCAAGGCCTGGCAGCTGCGACACGCTCGTTTGTCAATGGAGCGGGCCCAGGCGGCTATCGGGTACTTCGGCGATGGCCAGGCAGAAAGCGTGATACCGGAAGCGGCAGTGACAATCCCGAACGAATACATCCAGGGCTTAAATTGGGAGGACTACTGATGATCGCCACCCTCTGGTTCGCCTACGTCTTCATCTACAAGGGGCCAAGGCCATGACCGAACAGAACACCAAGGAATTTTATTCTACCGAGCAGGCCTCTCAACATGCTGTCGACTGGCGCAAGCGCCATCCCGCATGGCGCCGGATCTGTGATATCCCCGATCACTCCGTGTTCATGAAAACCTACGACGAGATCCCCAAGCGCGAACGCGCCTACTGGGACAAGAACGGCGGCGAAGAATGCTGGCGGGAATTCGGGACAGGCGAAAGCAAAGTGCCTACGGGTTTCATCTCCGGAAAGGGCGAGTTTTTCGACCACGTTCTCAAAGTTCCTCTCCATCACAACCTGATGATGGTTTTTCGCGTTGGCAGAAGCTGGAAACCCTGACGCACTCCCCTAACCCAATCCCCCACATGCCTGCCGGTGAGCGAAGTCACGGCAACTGACTATCGATCCATCGTTCAGCTGCCGCCATCGCTTCATCAAGCGCTGCCGGATAGTCAGGCCAAGGGCCTTCCAACTCCGCTGCTACCTCACCCAAGCCATCGATGGGTGCTGGTTCAATGATCTTTGCAGCAACAGGGCTCTGGTCGTTCGGGCGGCGCCAGTCGAACTTGAGAAAAATCACGTGGCCCCGGTAAGCGTGCGCTATCGGAGCATCGAAGTTGTGTGACACGTCCATGCCTCATCACGAACTTAGTTGAACCCTTTTGTACACCGCTTCGGTCCTGTTTGAAAGATAGGCAGAAAGCTATCACTCCAATCCCCTATATGCCGCCCCGCGCGGCTAGGACACACCCATGTTCGCTATGAAACTCACCCTGATACTGCTGGGCGCTTTTCTGTACCTGGTAGGAACACTCGGCTGGTTCGGCTGGTTCGGGCTCGACCTGCTGGACACCGGCACCACCGAGGCACTGCTCTCCGCCTTCGCCGGCACATGCGCCTGGCTGCTGATCAGCTTCGGCCTGGCAATCCAAATCATCAAGACAGCGCGGCCTGCGGGCTCACTCGACAAACCAGAGGCATAGAGGTGCACACCATGGAAATGCAAAGCGAAACCCTTGCCGAAGAAGAGATCGCGGCAATCACCGGTTACATGATCCCGTCAGGCCAGATCGCCTGGCTCAATCGAAACGGCTGGAAGTATGTGCTGACCCGCGCGCGCCGACCTGTAGTAGGCCGCGTCTACGCCCGCATGAAACTGGCAGGCGTAAAACCATCAGCAGAGAATGTCGCGGCCGAAGCCTGGTCACTGGATCTGTCAAAAGTAGGATAAATCAATGCGAGCAAAAAAGGCGGCGAACAGGGACCTGCCGCCGCGAATGATTCGGCGCGTACGCACGCTGAAGGGTGGCAAAGAGTGGGTTGGTTATTACTACGACGGGAGGAATGAAGACGGGAAGCGGGTAGAGATCCCGCTCGGGGGTGATTTGGATATCGCCAAGGCTGAATGGGCAAAGCTTGATTGCAAGCCGGTGCCGAAGAAGAACGCCCTGCTGGCCCAGGTGTTTGATCGTTACGAGCGGGAGATCATCCCAGGCAAGAAGCCCAAGACGCAGAGTGACAACCTGCTGAGCCTTAAACAGCTTCGCAAGGCTTTCAACGACGCTCCCATTGATGCGGTTTCGCCACAGATCATCGCGCAGTACCGGGACAGCCGAACCGCCAAAGTCCGGGCCAATAGGGAGATATCCCTACTGTCCCACATCTACAACATTGCGCGGGAGTGGGGGCTCACAGAGAACAACCCCGCCGCCGGCGTGCGCAAGAACAAAGAGGTGCCGCGTGACTTCTACGCCACCGAGGAAATCTGGAGCGCCGTGTATGCCGTCGCAGCCTCGGAACTGCGTGACGCGATGGACCTGGCCTACCTGACTGCCCAGCGCCCGGCGGATACGCTGTCCATGCGTGAGGCGGACGCCGTAAACGAATTCCTGCAGGTGTCCCAGGGAAAGACATCGAAGAAACTACGCATTCGCCTAACCGCTGCCGGCGCACTCAATGATCTGGGCGCCTTGGTTGCAAGGCTGATAGAGCAAAGACGCTCCCGGGGCGTACGAAACCCTTACCTGATAATCACCGAAGACGGCAGGCAGGTGACTAAGCACATGCTCCGGCTACGCTTTGACGATGCTCGCGACAAAGCAATCGCCATCGCCAGAGAGGCAGGCGACGGTGTTCTTGCATCTAGTATTCGGCAGTTTCAGTTCCGTGACATCCGCCCGAAAGCTGCCAGTGAGATTCTGGACCTGGGCGATGCCAGCCGCCTGTTGGGGCATACGGACAAGCGGATAACCGAGACGGTTTACCGTCGTGTTGGGGAGATTGTGAAGCCGACGCGCTGA